TCAGAGTGCAATTGCTGGTTTTCAAGGATTTCAAGGTAGACAAGGTGTTCAAGGACCTTCAGGTGTTCAAGGCGCTCAGGGTCCACAAGGACCACAAGGAGTTGCGGGTGTTCAAGGTATACAAGGTACTGTTACTGGTCCTCAAGGGTTTCAAGGTTATCAGGGTGTGCAAGGTGCTCAAGGATTTACTGGTGTGCAAGGTGCTCAAGGACCTGCGGGTGCATCAGGTGTGCAAGGTGTTCAAGGTACTGTTACTGGTCCTCAAGGGTTTCAAGGTTTTCAAGGTGTTCAAGGACCAACTGGTAGTCCAGGTGCTCAAGGACCACAAGGTGGTACTGGACCTGCAGGTGTTCAGGGTGTGCAAGGTACTGTTACTGGTCCTCAAGGGTTTCAAGGTTTTCAAGGTGTTCAAGGACCAACTGGTAGTCCAGGTGCTCAAGGACCACAAGGTGGTGCTGGTGCACCAGGTGTTCAAGGACCACAAGGTACTGTTACTGGTCCTCAAGGATTTCAAGGTAGACAAGGTGTTCAAGGTGCAACTGGTAGTCCGGGTGCTCAAGGACCACAAGGTGGTGCTGGTGCACCAGGTGTTCAAGGTGTTCAAGGTACTGTTACTGGTCCTCAAGGGTTTCAAGGTTTTCAAGGTGTTCAAGGACCAACTGGTAGTCCAGGTGCTCAAGGACCACAAGGTGGTGCTGGTGCACCAGGTGTTCAAGGTGTTCAAGGTGCATCAACTGGACCTTCGGGGTTTCAAGGTAGACAAGGTGTTCAAGGACCTACTGGTAGTCCAGGTGCTCAAGGACCACAAGGTGGTGCTGGTGCACCAGGTGTTCAAGGTGTTCAAGGTGCATCAACTGGTCCTCAAGGGTTTCAAGGTTTTCAAGGTGTTCAAGGACCTACTGGTGGTCCAGGTGCTCAAGGACCACAAGGTGGTGCTGGTGCACCAGGTGTTCAAGGTGTTCAAGGTGCATCAACTGGACCTGCGGGGTTTCAAGGTAGACAAGGTGTTCAAGGTACTCTTGGTGTTGCAGGATTTCAAGGACCACAAGGTGGTTCTGGTCCAACAGGATTTCAAGGACCAGTAGGCCCACCTGGACCTTCTGGTGTTCAAGGACCTGGCGGTTCAACTGGACCTACAGGATTTCAAGGACCAGTAGGCCCACCTGGACCTTCTGGTGTTCAAGGACCTGGCGGTCCAACTGGACCTGCAGGATTTCAAGGACCAGTAGGCCCACCTGGACCAACTGGCTTTTCAGGATTTCAAGGTGTTCAAGGACCAACTGGTCCTTCTGGTACACAAGGTCCAACTGGTGGTGGGGGTCCTTCAGGATTTCAAGGTCCAACTGGAGGTAGTGGTCCCACAGGTCCACAAGGCGGTACTGGTCCTGTAGGTCCTCCTGGTCCCACAGGTCCACAAGGCGGTACTGGTCCTGTAGGTCCTCCTGGTCCCACAGGTCCACAAGGCGGTACTGGTCCAGCAGGCGGTACTGGTCCCACAGGTCCACAAGGCGGTACTGGTCCTACTGGTGCTCCTGGTCCCACAGGCCCCACAGGTCCTACGGGTGTGACTGGAACAAGTGACAATTATGCACCATCTGCTTTAGGAATTAATGCTTCAGTTGGTCCAACAGGAGAACTTCGTGCATCTAGTGATATCACAGGTTTCTATTCTGATAAAAGATTAAAGACTAAAATTGAAGTTATAGCAAATTGTTTAGAAAAAGTAATGAGTTTAACAGGAATTTATTATAAACAGAATAGACTTGCAGAACAATATGGATATGTTAGAGATGAAAGACAACATGTAGGATTAATAGCACAACAAGTTGAAACACAAGTACCTGAAATTGTTCATCCAGCACCTTTTGATACTGATGAGATTGGTGGTAGTAAAAGTGGTCATAACTATTTAACTATACAATACGAGAAAATGGTGCCTATCATTATACAAGCAATTAAAGAACAACAAAAGATTATTGCAGAATTGATGTTAAAAATAAAAGATAGAGGTAATTAATTTTGGCTATAACAAATAATTTTATTGTTAAAAATGGTATAACTGTAGGTACCAATAGCATTGTTGATTCTTCTGGCAATTGGGTTGGGTCAACAACTAATCTATTAGGTCCTCAAGGTCCACAAGGCGTATCTGGATTTCAAGGTAGACAGGGTGTTCAAGGTGCTCAGGGTAATCAAGGTTCTATTGGACAACAAGGTGACATGGGTATTGCAGGTGTTCAAGGTGCTCAAGGTCCACAAGGTATTCAAGGTGCCCAAGGATATAATGGTACACAAGGACCTACAGGTAATATTGGAGTTACTGGTATAGCAGGTGTATCTGGTGTGCAAGGTGCTCAAGGTCCACAGGGTGCTCAAGGTGCTATTGGCACTACTGGTGTTCAAGGACCACAAGGTATTGCAGGTGTGCAAGGTACTACAGGTGTGTCTGGTATTCAAGGACCACAAGGTGTGCAAGGTGCTCAAGGTGCATCAGGTGTGCAAGGTGCTCAAGGTGCTCAAGGATATGCAGGTTTAACTGGTGCTCAAGGTATACAAGGTGCATTGGGATTTCAAGGTACACAAGGACCACAAGGGTCACCTGGATTACAAGGTCCGCAAGGTGTTCAAGGTCCAACTGGTTTTCAAGGTATTCAAGGTGCTCAAGGGTCATCTGGTGCTCAAGGCGCTCAAGGTCCTCAAGGTATTCAAGGATTAGTAGGTTTTCAAGGTGTTGCAGGTCCAATAGGTGCAACTGGTACTACTGGTGTTGCTGGTGTTCAAGGTATTCAAGGCCCAACAGGATTTCCTGGTGCTCAAGGTTTTCAAGGACCTACTGGTGCAACTGGTGTTCAAGGACCACAGGGGCTTATTAATGTTGCTGGTGTTCAAGGAGTAACAGGATTTCAAGGTACACAGGGTGCAACAGGATTTCAAGGTGTTCAAGGACCTACTGGTGCAACGGGTGTTCAGGGACCACAGGGGCTTATTAATGTTGCTGGTGTTCAAGGAGTAACAGGATTTCAAGGTACTAGTGGTGTAGCAGGTGCTCAAGGACCTCAAGGTCCAACTGGTGCGACAGGAGTTCAGGGACCACAAGGTACTAGTGGTGTAGCAGGTGTTCAAGGAGTAATAGGAGTTCAAGGTACTATTGGTGCTGCAGGATTTCAAGGTGTTCAAGGACCTACTGGTGCAACGGGTGCTCAAGCACCAACTGGTGGTACGGGAGCCACAGGTGTTCCTGGTGTTGCTGGGTTTCAAGGTACGGGTGGTGCTGCAGGATTTCAAGGTGTTCAAGGACCTACTGGTGCAACGGGTGTTCAGGGACCAACTGGTGTTCCTGGAGCCACAGGTGTTCCTGGTGTTGCTGGGTTTCAAGGTACGGGTGGTGCTGCAGGATTTCAAGGCGTTCAAGGACCTACTGGTGCGACAGGAGTTCAAGCTCCAACTGGTGGTACTGGAGCCACAGGTGTTCCTGGTGTTGCTGGGTTTCAAGGTGCGGGTGGTGCTGTAGGATTTCAAGGCGTTCAAGGTCCTACGGGTGCAACGGGTGTTCAAGCTCCAACTGGTCCAACTGGTGTTACGAATGTCACTGGTGTTTCTGGGTTTCAAGGTGCGGGTGGTGCTGCAGGATTTCAAGGTGTTCAAGGTCCAACTGGTCCGACAGGGGTTCAAGCTCCAACTGGTGGTACTGGAGCCACAGGTGTTTCTGGTGTAGCAGGCGGTGGAGGAGGAACTGGTCCTTCAGGTTTTCAAGGTCCTACGGGCGGTGGTGGTCCTACAGGTGTTCAAGGTCCTACGGGCGGTGGTGGTCCTACAGGTGTTCAAGGTGGTGCTGGAGGGTCTGGACCTACAGGCGTTCAAGGTCCTACAGGTGGTGGTGGTGCTACGGGTGCTCAAGGTGGTGCTGGAGGGTCTGGACCTACAGGCGTTCAAGGTCCAACTGGTGGAGGAGGTGGTACTGGTCCTTCAGGTGTTCAAGGTCCAACTGGAGGTCCTGGTGCACCAGGTGCTCAAGGCGGTGGAGGAGGAACTGGTCCTTCAGGTTTTCAAGGTCCTACAGGTGGTGGCGGTGCCACTGGACCTACAGGTCCTGGTGGTCCTACAGGTCCTGGAGGTGCTACTGGTCCCACAGGTCCTGGTGGTCCTACAGGTCCTGGAGGTGCTACTGGTCCTACAGGTCCTGGTGGTCCTACGGGTCCTGGAGGTGCTACTGGTCCTACAGGTCCTGGTGGTCCTACGGGTCCTGGAGGTGCCACTGGTCCTTCAGGTGGTCCAATAACACAAGTAAATTCTGTAGGTGTTAATACTGCAACATATGGTACTGGTGAGGTACGTGCTACTGGTAACATTATTGCGTATTATTCTGATAGAAGATTGAAAAATATAAAAGGTAATATTGAAGAACCTTTGAAAAAGATCAATGAAGTTGAAGGTGTTTATTATGAATCAAATGAAATTGCACATAAGTATGGATATACAAATAAAAAAAGACAAGTTGGTGTTCTCGCTCAACAAATTGAAAAAATATTACCTGAAGTGATTAGACCTGCTCCTTTTGACAGTAATAAATATGGACAGAGTATATCTGGTGAAAAATATTTAACAGTGCAATATGAAAAAATTATTCCTCTTTTAATTGAAGCATTGAAAGAACAAAAAACTCAAATAGATTATATAAAATCTAAATTATAAAGGATGTATTATGAATGGTGAATGGTGTTATTTTAAATCATATTTTGATAAAGATACTTGTGAAAAAATTATTTCTGATGCACAAGTAATACCTACTCAAGAAGGGCATTTAGGAGTAGCAGGTGGTGAAATATCTACCGATGCAAATTATAGAAGAAGTAAAGTTAGATTTATTAATTCTAATGATTGGCGATTTAAATATCTATTTGATGCATTATGGAAAACTGCAATAGAAGCAAATAGAGATTTCTTCAATTTTCATATCTCAAAACTTGATTTTATTCAATTGGCAGAATATGATGCATCTTATCAAGGTGAATATAAAGAACACCATGATGTTTTTTGGATCAATAACGATCCATATTTTCACCGAAAGTTGTCTTGTATTATTCAATTATCTGATCCCAATTCTTATGTTGGTGGAGATTTTGAAATAACTGAAACAAGAACTGCCTTAGATAAAGAAACCAGAGAACAAGGTTCAATTATCTACATGCCTTCTTTTTTAAGACACAAAGCAAACCCCGTTACAAGAGGTACTAGATATAGTATAGCTGCATGGTTTGAAGGTCCAAAATGGAGATGAGATGTTTTTTGAAGAACCTTTTCCGCATTACATATTAGATAACTTTTTAGAAGATGATTATGCATTAAAACTATCTGAAGAATTTTTAGATTATAATTCTCCCGCTTGGTTTGTATATGACAGTCCACTTGAAATTAAAAAAGCATGTAATAATTGGTATCATTTTCCTCCAACAACATATGATTTTTTTCAGAAACTAAATTCTGAATATTTTGTTGATATGTTAAAAGAATTAACTGGTATCAAATTATTTGCTGATCATGGATTACATGGTGCGGGTTGGCATATACAAGGTAATAATAGTAAATTAAATATACACCTAGATTATTCAATTCATCCTAAACTTAAGTTACAAAGAAAATTTAATTTCATTATGTATTTAACTCCAGAATGGAAAGAAGAATGGGGTGGCAATTTAGAATTTTGGTCACATGATAGTAAATTAAATTTACCAAAAACTAAAGTGAAAACAATTGCCAATAAATTTAATCGTGTAGTATTATTTGATGCATCTATGAATTCTTGGCATGGATTTTCAGAAACTATTAAATGTCCAATAGATAAGTATCGTAAGAGTATTGCAATGTATTATTTAACTGAACCATCAAAAGATATACCAGAAAGAAATCGTGCATTGTATTCGCCATCTGAAGAACAAAAAGCAAATACTGAAATATTAAATTTGATTAAACAGAGAACATTATGAACAAAAATTGTAAAATTGTAATGGTAACAATGTTCAAAAATGAAGCCAAAGTTATGAGGCGGATGCTTGAATCGTGTTACAAATATATTGATTATTGGGTAATTCAAAACAATGGATCAACAGATGGTACAGATCAAATTGTAAAAGATTTTTTTAATGAAAAACAAATACCTGGTGTGTTATATGATGTTGAAGAAGGTTGGGTAGGTTTTGGATGGAATCGTGATCATTTAATTCAACATTGCCAATCAGTAGATCATGGTTGTGATTGGATTTTAAAAATGGACTGTGATGAAGTGTTAGAAATAGATGATGATTTTGATTGGTCACCATTAGATAATAAACAAACACACGGTTTTCATATACCTGCAGTAGCAGGAACATGTATCTACTATCGTGCATGGATGTGGAATGCATCAATGAAGTGGCGTTTTAATCATGATACTTGCCATGAAACAGTATATTGTGAAGATGAATCTATTGGATTAAATTTTCAAAGAGTGGACCTATCTACGAAGTTTAGACAAATTGGTCACAATGAAGGACAGAGTTGGTCTAATCCTACTAAATTTATTAGTGATTCTCTAATACTTGAAGAGAAGATGTTAAGAGAAGGAACACTATTTACTGATTTATATCATTTTTGGTATATTGGTAAAAGTTATCTTGATGCACATGAATGTCATACTTTCCCTTTAGGTGATTCTCAGAAAAGAGAATATGCAAGAAGAGCAATATATTACTTTGAAGAATATGTAAATTATATACAAAGAACAACTGGTAATAGAGAAGGTGATGATGAGACATGTTATATGTCTATGATATTTGCCGCAAGTTGTTATAAGTTTTTAAAAGATTATGGTGCTACAATTGCAACATATAAATTGGCAGATAAGTTTGCAGTAGGTAGAAATGATCATATATTTTCTTTAGCAGAATTATATCATGAACTAGGTGATTATGAAAACATGTTAAAACAAACTATGTATATGTTGCAACCAGAAAGAACAAATGCATTTCCAAGATATTGTTCTTTTATTGATACATCTATATACTATGATAGTCCATCACAAAGAATTCAAAATTTACATCAAATTGCATTAGATAAAACCACAAATAAAAATCAACAATTAAATTTTATGATTAATAAAAATCATAATAAGAGATTATTTGTTGTTGACAATTTTTATACTAACCCCGATCAGGTACGTGAGTTTGCATTGAATGTAGAATTTAAAACTGATATACAATGGTATAAAGGATTACGTTCTGTTCAACCATATCGTCCTAAAGGTCTCAAAGAAGCATTTGAATATATTATGGGTGAGAAGATTACGGTATGGGAAGAACATGGACACAATGGTTGTTTTCAAATATGCACTGCACAAGACCCACAAGTATACCATTTTGATCAACAGAAATGGGCAGCAATGATATACTTGAATCCAGTTTCACCATTAGAGAGTGGAACAAGATTACATAAATCTAAAGTTACTGGACTTAGACATTCATCTGAAGAAGGTATAGATTTTTCTTTTAATGGTGGGTTTTATGATAGCACTAAATTTGATATTACTGATTCTATAGGTAACATATATAATAGATTGATCATAATGGATGCGAGATGTATCCATTCTGCCGGACCTTATTTTGGTCAAGGTATAGAAGATGGAAGATTAACCCATTTATTTTTCTTTGATTAAAGGCAAAAAAATGTATAAAACATTACTAGAAAACGAAGCAAGAGTATCAAAATATCTTTTTAACAATGATGCAGAAATAACATTGAATGAAAGTAATATAGAATTTTTAGGTGAAGTTGTAGATACAGAATTAAATTCTTCAAATTCAACATTGGTATCTGATGTAACTCCTCCAGATGATTGGATTGGAAAAAAATATATCTATACCGAAGAAGGAACCTGGATTCAAAATCCAAATGATCCATCATTATAATTAATTTTTAAGTGAGTATATTATGAAACAATTTAAGTATAGTATTTTTACGCCAGAACATAATCCTGGCAATATTCTTTTTTTATTAGAACTATATGAATCAATATGTACCCAAACATATACGAATTGGGAGTGGATACTATACTTAAATAATAAATGTTTACCTGAAAACATTCCTGATAAGATTAGAAATAATCCTAAAGTAAAAGTTATTTGTGTAGGTGATACCAATAGTAATGTTGGTGCATTAAAAAAAGAAGCATGTAAGTATGCAACTGGTGATGTATTAGTTGAAGCAGATCATGATGATATACTAACACCTGATTGTTTAGAAGAATTGAATATTGCATTTCAAGAAGATGAAGTGGGATTTGTATACAGTGACAATGCGGTTCTTCATATGAAAGATGAATTTATTCCATATGATAATTCTTTTGGTTGGGAATATACAAAGTATAATTGGAAAGGTAAAGACTTAGTTGCAATGAAAAGTTTTGAACCTTCTAGTCATAGTCTTGGTTATATTTGGTTTGCACCAGATCATGTTCGTTCATGGCGTAAAACTGTATATGAACAGATTGGTGGACATAATCCTACATATTCTATATGTGATGATCATGAGTTGTGTATACGTACCTATCTTGTAACAAAGATGAAACGTATACCTAAAGTTTTATATTTGTATAGAATTACAGGTGACAATACTTGGTTGGCAAGAAATGAACAAATACAAACAATAACAAAAGAATTGTTTGGAGAATATGCTAGAAAATTAGCAGAAAAAGATGCAGAGAATAATAACTTACTTAAATTGGATATTGGTGGTGGTTTAAATCCTTATCCTGGATATGTAACACTAGATTTAAGAGAAGATGCAGATATAGTATTTGATTTGAATAATGGTATTCCTTTACCTGATAATACTGTAGGTGTATTAAATGCTAGCCATATTTTAGAACATCTATATGATAAGACTAAAATCATGGCAGAGATTCATAGAGTATTGGCACCAGGTGGGTGGGCATTTATTGAAGTTCCTAGTACCGATGGTAGAGGTGCATTTCAAGATCCGACACATGTAAGTTATTGGAATGAGAATAGTTTTCTTTATTACACTGATGCATACTTAGCAAATTTTATTGATAACAAAACAATACGTTTTCAAGAATATAGAAAATTGACTTATTTTCCAAATGATTGGATGAAAAATTTAAATGTTTGTGTTACTAGTGCATGGTTAGTTGCCGTTAAAAATGATATGACAAGATTGCCTGGTCTATTGAAGATATAAATAGATAAAAATAAGGAGCAATTTAAATGACCATAGTATCATCAGGACAAATATCTTTATATGACATAGGTAGAGAGTGGCAAGGATACAATGCTCCTAATCCTTTATCGGGCAATGACCCAAGAGATTCGTCAAATGGTGTTGCAGATGTTTGGAATTTAGGTAGTTTTTATAAACGAACCGATGTCTACGACACTCGAGTAGCACCAGCATCATATAAACGTGTTTTTCCTAGAAAAGATTTTAAAACTGGTAACGGTGCAGGTTTAACCAGTAATTACGGAACTATACCAACAATGTCTGGTGCAATCAGCTTTTCAAATTTTTATGGTTCACAAATTGGAGAAACTTAATATGTTTGATGGTGAAAAATATTATGAAGAGGCTATAACTAAATTTAATTATTTTGATATAGGTCATGAAATACCAGAAAAAAATATTTTTGCTTTATACGCCCCAAGTTTAAATACTTTTCTGTTAGTAGATTATAATTATAGATTACTTCAAAAACTTAGATTAATTTTATCTTCTAAAATTAGGTTAGAAATAATTAATCTTTCATTGAATACATATAACTATAATGATCCAGTTTTAACAAATCATAATTGCCTATTTCATAAACCTATTCAAGCACAAGGTTTTCAACCTACATATATTAATGTTAGAGATACCATAAATTTTAAAATTAGTAAAAATGTATTAACTCAAGAACAGTTAGATAGAATAATAGAATTGCAAGAATATGTATTTTTTTGTCACAATATGATAAAAGATTATTATATATTTTTTTGTAATAGGTTTGTTTCATATGAAATTGAAAATTCTTTAGAAGAAATCCATTTTATAAAAACTATATTAAATGATTCCACTTTAAATAATTTTTTTGATGAAGAATTGAATCACATTAATAAAAATTTGTTTTTAATTAATATTATTGATAGGTGTTTATATAATTCAAATGATATAAATGATTTTATGAATAATGCAAAAATAAAATTTATTGAACATAAAGATGTATTATTGAAAGATTATAAAGTTGAAAGTTTGGTAATTGGACATAAAATAGGGATATTTACAGAATGAAAAGTATAAAATATTTAAATTATAAAGATTTAACTGTAGCATTAAAACATTATAAAGATGAGTATACTTCACCCATATTTAAAGATCATTATAATCAATTACCAATATTGGAAGAAATATTTAAAGATCCATTAGTGTATAATCATTATTGTGTTAAAGAATTGATTGCAATTTTATCAGATTTTTGTTGCCGATCAAATATTTCTAAAAATCCATTTAACCGGCATTTAGAAGAATCTCAAATAATGCCTGCATATAATGATAAATTTAATAAAAGTATTTCAGATATATGTGATGAACGAGCATTAGATATACAGCAGAAAATATTAGATAACAATAAAAAATTAATTGTTCAATGGTCTGGTGGTATAGATTCAACAGTTGCCTTAGTTTCTATACTAAAAAACTTCTCAAAAGAAGCATTAGAACAAATTGAAATTGCTTGTAGTCATATTAGTATTATGGAAAACAATTCTTTTTATCTAAACCATATTCATAACAAAGTTAAAATAACTCACAATAATTGGAAATTTAAAGCTGATAGTGATTTCTATTTCTTAGATGGTGAACCTGGTGATTTTTTATTCGGTTCTGAATTTTGTATTAATTCATTTATGAGTAAATACCCAACAAAGACTTATGACAAATGGTCTAATAACATGCCAATTTTAAGGCATATATTAAAACATAATGAGAATACTAAATTTGCGAATTGGTTTATAAATGAACAAATAGAAAATTTTCAAACAGCTAAAGTACCAGTAGAGAATACTATGGAATTCTTTTGGTGGATTAATTTTGACAATAGATGGTTGTCCAAATACTACGCCAAAGTATTATCACAAATTAAATATGAAGATATTAATGATAAAACAATTAATAAAATTCAAAATTATGGTATCAATTTTTTCAATTCATTAGATTTTCAACAGTGGAGTATGTCAAAGAATAATACTTCAGAAAAAATAATTAAAAGCATCACTGATTATAAAATGCCTTTAAAAAAATACATATATGAATTTGATAAAAATGAATTTTATTTAAATTTTAAAACAAAAGTAAATTCAAATTCATTGTTTCCAAAATATGAATTTGAAAAACCTATTATTATAATGGGTGATAATACTGTGTTTAATACTTTTAATATTACTCAATCAGTACCAATTTTACAAGAATTACTATCTACAAGAATATCTGGTATTTAAGGTCCACAAAGACCTAAGAGTTTATACTAACAGAAATAGTAGATATACCACATTCTCTATATTGTTTATTTCTAAACTTTAAACTTTCTTGTATAATAGGATCAACTGCATATTCATACTTAGCATCTTCATCTTTAAAGATTATTTCAATTCCGTCCAAAGCATTTGGATAAGGACTAGATTGAATATCTTCATTAGATAAACTGGTATAACTAATAATTTTACCAGTATCTATATATTTTTCTTGGCGATGTTGATTGAAATCGGGTGAAAAGTTATAATAAGAAAGTGTCTCATTAGATTCTTTTTCACCCAAATCCATTAACGTATGATATACAGTTAATCTTACAGTCATTCTTTAGTTGCTTCTTTTGCCCAATCTGCTTTATTCCAAGCACGTTCGTGGAAATAATAGAGAAGAGTATTAATTACAAGGGCAAAACCAGCGAAAGCTATACCTGCTTTCCAACTTCCACTGGTCCACCATGCACCTGCAAAATTACTTAGTGTTACTGTTACTCTCCAAGATACTGCTTTAATAAAACTACGATACGCTTTTTCATTCCACTTTGGTTTTTTAAATATAAACATAATCAATTCCTTTAATAAAATTAAGCTGCTTTCTGAATACTCTCTACTAAACCTTTTGAGAAATAGTCTTGGTATTTAGTATAGACTTTTTTAGTAAGTTCTCTAAACTTGTCTTGCTCTTGTTTAGGTAAAGTAATAACTTTAATACCGTCATCCATACAACGCTGTTTAATTACTTCGGTATCGGCAACTGATTCTTCACGTTCGGTTTGTGCGGCTTCATATGCTGCAGTTTTGATTGCTTGTTGATGTTCCTTAGACAAACTATTCCAAAACTTATCGTTAATAAGAATACCAGTTAAGAAAAGACTATGTTCAGTATTATTAAGATAGTTACAAACTTCATTTTGATTCATGGCATAGATACGAGGATAGGTACTTTCGCCTCCTTCAATTGAACCTAAACGAACTTCTGGAGTAATATTTTCAATAACCATCGGTACTGGAATAGCACCAACTGCATCAAATGTATCATATGCAATAGATGATTTTTCACTTACACGTAGTTTTAAACCTTTGAAATCTTCAACTGCTTGAATAGCTTGAGTTGAAGGAATGATACGAAATCCACCGCTATATGTAAATGCCAATCCACGAACAGGACTATTTTCGTTTAATCTATTCAATAAATCAGCACCAATTGCGCCATCTAAAATCTTTTTGGCATGATCATGGTCTTTGAATAAGAAAGGAAGATCAAGAACATGCATATCTTTTAAAAACTTACCCAATTGTGGAGTATACGATTGAGTCATTTCCACACTACCGTTCTCAACTAACCCTAAAGCATCGTTATGTGTTAGTGGTTTTTCAGTTGGATGTAATGCATTATATTCTGGTAAAGTAAAGATTTTGATGTCAAATTCGTTATTTGTTAGATTTTTTAGTTTTTCTGAAAAGTTTTTTGCTGCACTTAGAAATAAATCTAAAGGTTCATGTGCAATAACCCAATTAATTGTTTTCATTTTTTCTCCTTGGAAAGACAAGCAATATATACATTATATATTCTATTTATATATTCAGATTTCTAAAGACATAAATAATAGTATAATTTATTTTTAGGTAAAAACATGTCAAAATTAACAACAAGAGCGCAATTTAAAGACTATTGTTTACGTAGATTGGGGCATCCTGTTATTCAAATTAACGTAGATGACGATCAGGTAGAAGATCGGATTGATGATGCTTTAGCATTTTTTCATGATTACCATTTTGATGGTTGTCATAAAATGTTCATGAAACATAAGGTTACTCAAATAGATATAGATCGAAAATGGATTTATTGTCCAGATTCAGTTCTGTTCGTTACTGGTGTATTGCCATTTGATAACTCAACATCATCTGTAAATATGTTTGACATGAGGTATCAATTAAGATTGCATGACCTCTATGACTTTACATCTGTATCTTATGTGTCATATGAGATTACAATGCAACATATCACCACATTGAATATGTTGTTCTCTGGTATGCCACAGTTTAGATTTAATCGTCATATGAATAAGATATTCCTTGATATTGATTGGTCAAGAGATGTAATGTTAGATGAATATCTAGTAATGGAATGTTATAGAAAATTAGATCCAGATACAATGACAGTAGAAGGTACCGCAAATGTTGCTGCATCTAATGTTATGGTTGTAGGAACAGGTACAACATTTACAAGAGACATCATGATTGGTGATGAAATCAATTTTGGCACTCAAGTAGGAACAGTTGTTGAAATTAATTCTGATACTTCATTAAATGTTAGCAGTGCATTTACTACTACCAATAACGCAATAACACTGACTAAAGATGGCATCACAGATATTTGGAATGATAGATTTCTCAAGAAGTATGCTACAGAGAAAATCAAATATCAATGGGGTACGAATCTAAGTAAATTTGCTGGTGTGCAATTACCAGGCGGTGTTACTTTAGATGGACCAAGAATCATGCAAGAAGCACAAACAGAAATTGATAAAATAGAAGAAGAGATGCAATCATATAATGTATTGCCAAATGAAATGTTTGTAGGATAATGGCAACCAACTTTTATTTTAATAATTTTCCAATATCTCAAGTAACAAGTGAGCAATTACTTGTTGAAGATTTGGTTATTGAATCCATGCAAGTTAATGGTATGGATGTATATTATCTTCCACGTTCAACTAGAGAATCATTTGATTATCTTTATGGTGAAGATCCAATAAAAGAATATCGTCATGCATATCAAATGGAAATGTATATTGAGAATGTTACTGGTATGGATGGTGAAGGTGATTTCATCTCCAAGTTTGGTTTAGAGATACGTGATGAATTAACTTTACTGATGTCACGTAGAAGATTTAAAGCAACAGTACCACAACTTCGTCCTAATGAAGGCGATTTAATTTATATACCTTTAGTTCAAAACTTCTTTGAAATAACATTTGTAGAACATGAGAATGATCAGGCAATGTTTTATACATTGGGTCGTGGTCGTGGTGGCAATGTTTATGTATATGCATTGAAGTTGAAACAATTTGTATTCTCTGAAGAACTTATCTCTACTGGTGTACCAGAAATTGATAATCAAATCTTTGATTCATATAAGAGAACAAAACTTTCAGTTTCAAATACTGGTATTGGTGGAACATTTATAGTTGGTGAAACAGTATATCAAGGTTCAAGTTATAGCCAAGCAAATGCAAAAGCAATTGTTTATTCATGGCAACCAGAATCTGTTTTAAATGTTATACAATTAATTGGTAATTTTAAAACTGGAAATGTTATAGGTAATACAAGTTCTGCACATTATAATTTCTTATCACAAAATACTGATACTCAAGTTGGTGGAAATATATTTGAAGATATAACTGATAATGTTAATATTCAAAGTGAATCAGATTTAATAATAGATTTCACTGAACACAACCCATTTGGTGAACCATAATGTTAGGACAAAAACACTTTTCATATAGAACAATACGAAAGATTGTTGTAACTTTTGGTACATTATTTAATGATCTTGTTATCAAAAGATATGATAAAACTGGTACTGTTGAATATGAACAATTGAGAGTGCCATTATCTTACGGTGCAAAAGAAAAATATATTACTAGATTAACTAGTGATCCAACATTAACCAAATCTATTGCCACATCATTACCTAGAATGAGTTTTGATATGACTGGAATGTCATATGATGTTTCTAGAAAACAGATATCATTAATGAGAAATTATGCAGCTAATACTTCCGTTCATGGTGTTGATGCACAATATATTCCAGTTCCATATAATTTTGATTTCTCATTATCAATATATGCAAGAAATACAGAAGATGCAACACAGATAATAGAACAAATATTACCAAGTTTTACACCAGATTTAACGGTAACTGTTAATTTTGTTCCTAGAATAGGTTTAAAATATGACGTACCTATCATACTAAATTCAGTTCAACCTTCTATAGATTATGAAGGTGATATGATGAATACTAGAATGATTATGTGGGATTTAACATTTACTGTAAAGGGTTATATCTTTCCAAGAATTAATGATGCATCAATTATTAGAGATGCTAATACTAATATCTATATTGATACACAAAAAAGAGATGCACAAAAAGTTTATATTGATGTTGCAAATGGATTTGGTACTTTTGCAGTAGTTGAAACTGTTCGGGTTAAAGATAGTGATACTACTGGTAAAGTTATATATTTTAATACAATTAATCAAAGTATGGTAATTGAAGATTTAACAGAATTAATACAACCAGGAGATATTCTTCTTGGTGATAATTCAAATGCTAGATACACAGTTACTGGTGTTGATTTAAGTCCTATTAGAGTTCTCAATTACTATACTACATCAAATCCAAATGATGCAGAACCATATCAAGATTATTCTTACGATGATACAATAACTTATTGGCCAGAAACTTTATTATTATGATAAAAACATTAGAAAAAAATCTATCAGAAATTTTTGATATTGAACCTACAGAAAAAAAAGTAGAAGATGCGCCAGTAGTTATATCTACTGATAATGATGTAGAAACAGATTTTAATATTGCTAGAACAAACATCAATTCATTATTACAAAAAGGTAATGTTGCAGTTGATAATTTGTTACATGTTGCAAAAGAAACTGAACATCCAAGAGCATATGAAGTTGTTGCCAATCTAATTAAGACGATGGCAGATTTAAATAAAGATTTATTAGATATACAAAAGAAAAGAAAAGAATTAAATAACAATCAACCAAGATCAGAAAAAACCATTATAGATAAAGCTGTATTCATCGGTTCAACTGCAGAGATGGTAAAACTAATTAGGAGTAGTAAGTAATGGATCAACTAATTGAACAACTAAAAGTAATCTTAGCAACTAACTTTTGCCTTTACTTAAAGACACACAACTATCATTGGAACATTGAAGGTAAAGATTTTCCTCAATATCATTTATTTCTTGATGGTCTTTATAATTCTATTTGGACACAGACAGATGATATCGCAGAACAGCTAAGACGATTAGATTCATATGCACCCGGTTCGTTATCACGGTTTCAAGAGTTATCAGATATACAAGATGCAACAACAATACCAATGCCACTATTAATGATGGCAGAAATAAAAAATGATAATGACAGATACATTTATCATCTTCGTGCAGGTATTGTTGCAGCAGAACAAGCCAATGAACCAGCAGTATCTAATTTCTTACAAGACTTATTAGGTAAACATCAAAAACATGCATGGATGTTGAGAAGTATTATTAAGTAATGCAAGGTTATCTAGGTAATCCAAAACTAAAACCAACAGGGGTTGAGTTATCATACACTGAAGAACAAGCAATAGAAATTGCAAAGTGTATAGATGATCCTGTTTACTTCATTAAGACGTATGTAAAAATCGTCAACGTGGATCATGGACTTATTCCATTTAAGATGTGGCCATTTCAAGAAGATATGGTTAAGAATTTCCATGAGAATCGTTTTAGTATTTGTAAGATGCCACGACAAGTAGGTAAAACTACAACATCTGCAGGTTATATGTTATGGTGTGTATTGTTCAAAGACAACTTTTCAGTTGCAATTCTTGCCAACAAAGGTAATCTTGCACAAGACATTTTAAGTAGAATACAATATGCATATGAATACTTACCACTTTGGTTACAACAGGGTATTATAGTTTGGAATAAAAGAAGTTTAGAATTAGAGAACGGTTCTAAGATTGCTGCATTTGCAACATCAAATTCTGGTGTTCGTGGAGGAACATATAACTTAATTTTTCTTGATGAGTTTGCTTTCGTTCCACAAAATATGGCAAACGATTTCTTTACATCTACATATCCCGTTATCTCTTCAGGTACAACAACAAAAGTTATTATTGTATCTACGCCTTATGGTCTAAATCACTTCTATAAGATGTGGGTAGATGCTACAGAAAAAAGATCATTATATAGGCCACTTGAAGTTCACTGGTCAATGGTACCAGGAAGAGATCAAAGATGGAAAGAAGAAACAATACGAAACACTAGTGAAGAGCAATTTCAACAAGAGTTTGAAACTGAATTTATTGGTTCATCTGCAACATTAATTCCAGGTGTTATCTTAAGACAATTAGCATTTAGAAACCCATTAAATTCACTTGAGGGTTTAGATATCTATGACATGCCTGAACCTAATAGAACCTATGTAATGACTGTAGACTGTGCAGAGGGTGTAGGTCAAGACTATTCTACAGTTGCAGTTGTTGATGTAACTGATATACCATATAAATTAGTTGCAAAATATAGAGATAATAACATTGCACCTTTACTCTTTCCAACAATCATATATAATATTGGACAGAGATATAATGGTGCATTTCTGTTAGCAGAGACTAATAATGTAGGTCAACAAGTAGTTGATATTCTACATTATGAATTAGAATATGAGAATATATTCAAAATACAGAAACATGTAACAAAAGGTCAGCATTTATCTGCTGGTTATAAAAGAGCAGTATCATTTGGTATAAAGACCACAACACCTGTTAAGAAGATTGGGTGTGCAAACTTAAAGACTTTGGTAGAAACAAAGAAACTAATTATTGAAGATTTTGATATTATATCTGAGTTAAACACATTTGTCAAGGTAAGAGATTCATATGAGGCAGAAGAAGGTAATCATGACGATTTGGTGATGGCATTAGTTTTATTTTCTTGGTTAACATCACAAACTTTCTTTAGAGAAACTACAAATTCTGATATCAGACGTAGATTAATGGAAGAAAACAAGATGCATTTAGAAGAAGAATATATGCCAATAGGTATTTTTGATGATGGAAAAGAGGACGAAAAGATATTTGATGGGGAAGATATATGGACTGTAGCAAAAAATCGTGGTTATATGCCTTCAACATTCTAAAATTATAAATATACTATAAATTGAGTTATAAATTCCATGAATATAAAAAGGAGAAAATAACATGGCTTTTCAATTATCACCAGGAGTTTTGGTCTCCGAAGTAGATGCGACTACAGTTGTTCCTTCTGTATCTACTTCTATTGGTGGTTTAGCTGGTGCGTCTGTTTGGGGTCCTGCAAATACTGTAACACTTATTAGCAGCGAATCACAATTTGCAGATACATTCGGTAAACCAGATGCAAATACATACGGAACATTCTTTACTGCTGCTAACTTCTTAGCATACGGTTCCAACTTTAAATTTGCTCGTTCAGTTGGTACTGCTGCTAAAAATGCGGCAGGTGGCGGTGCAGGTAGTGTATCTTTAGTATTAAATAAAGACGATTACGAACAAAATTATAGTTCAAATTCTGCAACTTATTTTGCTGCAAAATATGCAGGTTCTTTAGGCAATTCATTAAAAGTTTCAATGGTAGATTCAAATAACTTTAGTTCATGGGCTTATAATTCTTATTTTGATTCAGCACCAGGTACATCTACTGCTGCTGCAAATAAAAATTCTGCAAATGATGAAGTTCATATTGTGGTTATTGATGAAGATGGTGCATTTTCATCTGCTGCAAATACTGTTATTGAAAGATTTGCATATGCATCAAAAGCATCAGATATTAAAAATCCTGATGGAACAAGTAACTATTACAAAGATGTAATCAATACCAAATCAAAATATATTTGGTGGAGAGGTCATCCAATGGGTTCTAATTTAGTTACTGGTACAAGTACCAATTGGGGAAATACAACTACCAATGCTGTTACATTTCAAAATCTTTCTGGTAATTTAACTGCATCATTAGCAGGCGGTGTTGATGATACACCAACTGCAGCAAATATCAGTGCAACATATGATTTGTATAGCAATGGTGATTCAGAAGATATTGCGTTTCTAATGTCTGGTGCAACAGTAGGTTCAACAATACCTAATAAGTTAATTGCACTTGCTGAATCACGTAAAGACTGTATTGTATTTGCTTCACCACAACAAGCTGATGTTGTAAATAATTACAATAGTGAATTAACAAGTGTTACTGCAACAGTTGCTACATATACAAAATCATCATATGCATTTATTGATAGTGGTTACAAATATCAATTTGACAAATACAACAATGTGTATCGTTGGATTCCTTTGAACGGTGACATTGCTGGTCTGTGTGCTAGAACAGATGCAGATCGTGATCCTTGGTTCTCACCCGCTGGTGTTACTCGTGGTGTTATCAAGAATGTTGTTAAGTTAGCATGGAATCCTACATCATCACAAAGAGATACATTGTATAAAAATTCTGTTAATCCAGTAGTAACATTTGCTGGTGAAGGCACAATTCTTTATGGTGATAAGACATTGCAAACTGGCAAGTCATCTGCATTTGATCGTATCAATGTTCGTAGATTGTTTATTATCTTGGAACAATCAATCGCTAGTGCTGCTCGTTCTTCACTGTTTGAATTTAATGATGAATTTACAAGAGCCGCATTTGTAAATCTTGTAGAACCTTATCTACGTGAAATTAAAGGTCGCCGTGGTATTTACGATTACAGAGTTATCTGTGATACAACGAATAATACCGCAAATGTTATTGATTCAAATCAATTTGTTGGTGATATCTACATCAAACCTGCTCGTTCAATCAACTTCATACAACTTAATTTTGTTGCAGTTGGAACTGGTGTTGCATTTGATGAAATCGTTGGTGCAATCTAATAAATAAGAGAGATAGGAGAATATTAAATGGCTTTTAATGTAAACGAGTTCCGCTCTCAGTTAGTAGGAGATGGAGCAAGACCAAATCTATTTGAAGTATCAATGGAATTTCCTTTCTGGGCAATTCCTGGAAACGCAAGTAGAAAATTTAGTTTCATGTGTAAGACTGCTCAATTGCCAGGCTCAGCAGTAAATTCAGTTCCCGTTCAGTATTTTGGACGTGAATTGAAATTTGCTGGTAACAGAACCTTTGCTGATTGGTCAGTTACAGTTATCAATGATGAAGATTTTGTTATTCGTAATGCCTTTGAACGCTGGATGAATGGTTTGAATAGTCACAATAATAACATTCGTAATCCCGCAGCACAAGGGCAATTAGGATATACTCAAAATGCCGCAGTTCGCCAATATGGTAAAAGTGGTAGTATTGTTAAAGAATATAATTTCATTGGCGTGTTTCCAACAGATTTGTCCGCAATTGATGTTGATTGGGGTTCAAATGATACAATTGAAGAATTCACAGTTAACCTAACCTACCAATGGTGGGATGCAGTAAGGGATGGTGTAGTATAAGTATAGGGAGATTCTCCTTATACTTTTTATAATGACATAAAGGAAATAATAGTGGCTATAAAGTTATTTGGTTTTACACTAGGAAACAAGGACGTTGTTCAGGTTGAGAAACCTGAGCAACCTTCTTTCACTCCACCTAATCAGACACTTGATGATGGTGCGGTTACCATTACTCAAAATGCTCATTACGGTACCTATGTAGATTTAGAAGGTTCTGTTCGTAATGAATTGGAGTTAATTACTCGTTATAGAGAAATGGCAAATCATCCTGAATGTGAAATGGCAATTAATGAAATTGTTAATGAGTCTATTACACATGATGATGATGGTACAGTTGTTGATTTGGTTATGGATAATCTTAAACAACCAGATTCAATTAAAAAGAAAATCCACGAAGAATTTGATACTGTTTTGAAGATGTTAAACTTTAGCAATCTTGCAGATGATATTTACAAACGCTGGTTTATTGATGGTAGAATTTACTTTCAGATTGTTTTAGATGAAAAGAAACCTAAAGACGGTATTAAAGAATTAAGATATGTTGATCCACGAAAGATTAGAAAAATTCGTGAGATTAAAAAAGCAAGAGATCCAAAAACAGGTGCAGAGATTATTCAGTCTATTGCTGAATACTACATGTATAATGACCGTGGTACTATTACACAAAGTTACACTGCAGGTGTATCTCAAGGATTAAGAATTGCACCAGAGTCTATTGTTAATGTAAACTCTGGATTAATGGATGCAAAGAATACTTTTGTTATTTCTTATTTGCATAAAGCAATTAAACCACTCAATCAATTAAGAATGATTGAAGATGCTGTAGTTATCTATAGATTATCTAGAGCACCAGAACGTAGAATATTTTATATTGATGTGGGTAATTTACCAAAAGGTAAAGCAGAACAGTATATGCGTGATGTTATGACTAAGTATCGTAACAAAATGGTATATGATGCTAATACTGGTGAGTTAAGAGATGATCGTAAACATATGTCAATGTTGGAAGATTTTTGGTTACCACGTAGAGAAGGTGGTAAAGGAACAGAAATTACAACATTGCCTGCAGGACAAAATCTTGGTCAGATTGAAGATGTTCAATACTTTCAAAAGAAATTATTACAATCACTTAGTGTTCCGTATTCAAGAATGGAACAACAACAAGGTGGTGGTATGGCAGGTATTGGTAGAACAACTGAATTAACTAGAGATGAATTAAGATTTAATAAGTTTATTAATAGACTTCGCAATAAGTTTTCTCAATTATTTGACCATGCATTACGTGTTCAATTATCTTTGAAAGGTGTATGTACCGAAGAAGAGTGGGATAAATTTAGAGAAGATATCTATTATGATTATAAGAAAGATAATAACTTTGTAGAATTAAAAGAATCAGATTTACTTCAACAAAGATTATCAATTCTTAATTTAGTTGAACCATATGTTGGTAAGTATTACTCACAAGAATGGGTAAAGAAAAATGTATTGCGTTTGACTGAGGAAGAAATTGAAGATATGCAAAAACAAATTGATGCAGAACCTCCACCTGAACAAACTGGACCTGATGGACAACCCTTAGATCAAGGTCAAGATCAAGAACAAGCAACACCTGAACAATATCCACCAGTAGATAATACTGCAGATAAAGGTTCAAACGAATCGGAAACACCTGAATTAGATAAACAGGTAGAAAAGTATTCCAAAGTTATAAATATGAAATAAGGAGAATATTATGGAACAAATTAGAAATTTTATAGATTTAGTAGGTCAAGGAGATAACGTAGGTGCTAAAGATGCACTTGAGGAGTTATTGGCCGCTCGTGCTTTTGAAAATTTAGAATCAAGAAAACAAGAAATTGCAAATTCATTATTTGGTAATCAACCAGAAATAGAAGCACAAGAAACTGCAGAAACATAATAAAATGAAATCATTACAAGAATTTAAGTCAATCGTAGAAGAAGAAAAATCAGACTATTCAAAGTTTGATATCTTGGTACGTGCTGGTTTAGGTAACAAAGCACAAATACAAAGACTACACAAAATTCTTGGTAAAATGGAAGAAGAGAAACCAAATTTCTCTCCTGCTGATAGAGCAATCATTCAAAACATTTTCAATAAAATGGTAGATGTTATTACCAATAATAAACAAATCTTCTCACAAGCACGTAGAGCAGTAAAAGAAGATATTGAAATTTTAGAAGAAGATAAAGGTGATCCTCCTAATGTATTGGTATTGAAAAGAAAGGCAATTCGTTTGTATCCAGATGATACTAAGATTGCTTTATACTATAATGATAAACTTAAAAAGTATTTTAGTGTCCCTTATTCATCAGATAAACCTATTGATGCAAATATTCAAACTGAAGAAGTAGAATTAGAAGAGGCAGTAATGGATACACTACATAAGATAGTGTCTGATAAATCTGCCAAATCGGTTAAATTTGCATCTGGACATACACGTAAAGTAGATCATTTTACTGCATCTGCATTAACACAAGTTCATGGTGCATTGAATGATGAGAATAAAAAGAAGTTTGCAGCTATGGTACATAAAAGTCCTAGTCATTTTCAAAAAGCCTCCGACTTTGCTTTTAAGCGTGCCAAATGATTATAGATTTAATTTTAAGTGATAGACTCAGTGAAGCAAAAGAATTAATATTTGCCAAACTAAATGAAATTACTCAAAAGAGATTAGAAGAAGCAAAGAGATATGTTGCCGAAAGTTCATTTGAAGAAGTTGAATTAGATGAAGCAAATATTATCAAACAAGGAAGAGTTTTAAAGATTAGACGAAGAATTCGTAGAAACAAAAAGAATAAAATAATACTTCAACGAAATGTTCGTAAATCTGCAATAAAAGGTTATAGACTTTCTGGTAATACAGTTAAACGAATTCCTGCAACTGCAAGAATTCACAAAGCTAGAATGTTAAAAAGATATTGGAAAACAAAAGGTCGTGCGAAAATTAGAAGAGTATTGATGAGAAGAAAACAATCAATTCGCCGCCGCAACTCAATGGGGATAAAGTAAAATGACTTATGAAGTAACAAATTCAAGAAAAGGTACTAGTATTGTTCGTGCTGAAGGTCCAGCAACTTATACCATTCAGTTAACCGATCTTTCAGCTTCTGCTCAAGAAACAATAACATCAGCTTCTCTTCGTAGAATTACTTGGTCTACTAATGGTTCTATTACCATTTCAAGAACAGGCGGACCAACATTGTTATCATTATATCAAACTGGTGATATGAAATTTGATGAATTTGGATATGCAATATCCAACACTTCAACGGCAAACATTGTATGCACTATTGCAACAGGTGGATCAATCATTATGGAAGTATCTAAACATGCTAATTATGCTAACGATGTTTATAGCCAAGCATTTGCTTAATCGGAATAACTACTATGAAACTAATTAGAGAAAATATTGAATCAGTAAATTATATTACTGAATCAAACGAAGCAGGTAAAAAATCATTGTTTATTGAAGGACGATTTTTAGTTGCTGAAGAACCAAATAAGAATAGAAGAATTTATAAGATGCCTATTCTAGAGCGTGAAGTTCAAAGATATACTGAAGAGTATATTAATACCAATCGTGCTTTAGGAGAGTTAGGACATCCAGATACTCCTAGTATTAATTTAGAAAGAGTATCACACAAAATTGTTAGTTTGACTAAAGAAGGCAATACTTTTGTTGGTAAAGCAATGATCTTAGAAACACCTTATGGTAATATTGTTAAAAACTTTATTGATTCGGGTGTTAGTCTAGGTGTATCATCAAGAGGTATGGGTTCATTAGTTGCTAATAATGAGGGTGTCAATGTTGTGCAAGATGATTTTCGTCTTGCTACAGCTGCAGATATTGTTGCAGATCCATCAGCACCTGGTGCATTTGTAAATGGTATTATGGAAGGCAAAGAATGGCTATTTGTTGAGGGTCGTTTCGTAGAGATCGACATTGATAACTCAAGAAAGCAAATTAGAAAAGCCTCAAGTAAGCAAATAGAAGAAGTTTCACTGAAACTCTTCGAAAACTTTTTATCAAAACTTTAATTATTATAAATAAATAAACAAAAGGAGATTTTCAATGGCAACAAATAAACTTTTTGAGGCAGCAGCCGAAATTCTTTCCGGTAGCAAAGGGAAGAACGCTATGCCTATGGAAAAACCAGAAGGCGCAGAAATTCATGATGCAGGTGGTCCAACACCACAGAATTACAAGAACGATGATGATTCTGCAAAGATCACACCATCATCAAAGTCTGCAACTGCACCAACAACAAAACCATCAGATGCTTCAGCTGAAATGGCAAAGAAAACTTTATCAAGAGAAGAATCAGAAGTTGAAGGTGAATTATTAGATGTATCAAGTGATATTGATGCAATGTTTGCTGATTCAACAATTTCTGAAGAATTCCGATCAAAAGTTACAACCATTTTTGAAGCAAGAGTTCAAGACCGTATTTCACAATTGGAAGAAGAAGTTGAATCACGCTATGCATCTATGTTAGAAGAAGCAGTAGAATCAGTTAAAACAGATTTGACAGAAAAAGTAAATGATTACTTGTCATATGTTGTAGAACAATGGATTGCCGACAATGAAATTGCAATCGAAAAAGGTCTACGTGCTGAATTAACAGAAGATTTTATTGCTGGTCTTAAAAATCTATTCGTAGAACATTACATTGATGTTCCTACAGACAAAGTTGATTTGGTAGAAGAGTTAGCATCTAAAGTTGAAGAACTTGAAGGCCAACTTAACGAAGAAATCGAACGTGGTATTGAAATCAAGAAGTCATTGGTTGAATCACGTAAACAAGAAATTACCCATGCAGTTACCGAAGGGTTGATCGCTACTCAAGTTGAAAAAATCAAATCACTCGCAGAGGGTGTTGAATTCTCCACAGAGGACGAATACAAAAACAAACTTGAAACTATCCGTGAAAACTACTTCCCATCAGGCAATGTTAAAAAGGCTGATGCTGACCAACTACATGAACAGGTAGAAGACGGTTCCGAAAAACATCAGGCATCTTTAGATCCTTATGTCAATTCCGTCATGCAAGCAATTTCAAAAAGTAATAAGAAATAATTAACAACAAAGGAGATTTATATGTATCTATCGGAAGACCTACAAAAAAAATGGGCACCAGTTCTTGAACATTCAGAATTGACCCCAATCAAGGATTCATATCGCAGAGCAGTTACAGCGTTAGTCCTTGAGAATCAACAACAAGCCATGCTCAAAGAAGCTGGTATCAACGAAGTAACCAATGCTGCTGGTACAGGCGGTTTCTCAGGTGGTTCATCACCTGCAGGTCCTGTTGCTGGTTTTGATCCAATTCTTATCAGTTTGGTACGCCGTTCATTGCCTAACTTGATCGCTTACGATATCTGTGGCGTTCAACCAATGACTGGTCCTACTGGCTTGATCTTTGCAATGCGTTCAACATACGGTACAAACCGCAATGTTGCTTCTTCAGGCATCGAAGCATTCTACAATGAAGCAAACACTGGTTTCTCAGGTATCTCTGGTGCACAAACCGCATTGAATGTTACATACAATGCTGCTTACAACAGTAACACCTTTACTGGTAATGCTGCTGCTTGCACTGCAATGGCAACTGCTACTGCTGAAGATTTGACACCTGCTGAAATGGGTTTCACAATCGAGAAAGTAACTGTATCTGCTAAGACACGTGCCTTGAAAGCTGAATACTCAATGGAATTGGCACAAGACTTGAAAGCAGTTCACGGTCTTGACGCTGAAACAGAATTAGCAAATATTCTTTCTGCAGAAATTCTTGCTGAGATCAATCGTGAAGTTTTACGCACAATTTATTTCTCTGCAAAAGTTGGTGCTCAAATTGGTACAACAAGTGCTGGTACATTTGACCTTGACACAGATTCTAACGGTCGTTGGATGGTTGAAAAGATCAAAGGTTTGGCATTCCAAATCGAACGTGAAGCAAATACTATTGCTAAACAAACTCGTCGTGGTAAAGGTAATGTTGTAATTTGTTCTTCAGACGTTGCTTCTGCATTTGCAATGGCTGGATTGTTAGATTACAATTCTGCTTTACAAGGTCAAGTTAACCTAACAGTTGATGACACCGGTAACACATTTGCTGGTACAATGTTTGGTCGTTTGAAAGTCTACATTGATCCATACTTTATCGCTTCTTCAACTGCAGAGTTTGCTGTTGTTGGTTATAAAGGTAGTAACGCTTATGACGCAGGTTTGTTCTACTGCCCATACGTTCCTCTCCAAATGGTTCGTGCTGTTGACACCAATACTTTCCAACCAAAGATTGGTTTCAAAACTCGTTACGGTATTGTTGCTAACCCATTTGCTAATGGTACAACACAAGACCTCGGCGCTATCAATGTAACAAGCAATGTTTACTATCGTGGTTTCAAAGTCGTAAACATTATGTAATAAAACGGTACCCAATAATAACAAAAATAATACGGGTACCATCTCCAAAGAGGACTTTCAAAAGAAGTCCTCTTTTTTTTCTTTATAAATACACATATGACAGCCCTATCGAGAACACCTTCAAATCCAAATTTATTACATCCTAATAAGTTTACATTATCTTTTGATAGATTACCTAATATGCAATACTTTTGTCAAGGTGTAGCTATTCCTGGTATATCAATGAGTGAAGTGCAAAGATCAACACCTTTTGTTGATTTATATTCTCCTGGAGAAAAAGCAATATATGATGTGTTTAATGTTACCTTTTATGTTGATGAAGAATTAAAAGCATGGTTAGAAATACATAATTGGATTCGTGCATTAACTTTTCCAACTGAGTTTGAAGAGTATGCTCGTTTATCAAGATCATCTAAAAATATATCTAATTTTAAAAGACCTCAATTCTCCGATTCATCATTGACGTTATATTCATCATCAAATACACCATATTACAGATTTAAATTTGTAGATTGTTTCCCAACTTCTTTATCTACTTTTGTTGTATCATCTACCGATAGTCCAGATAATCCTATTACTGCCGATGCCACATTCAGATTTTCTTATTATAATGTTGACAAACTGTTTTAACTAGTGTATACTCCTTAAATAAGGAGATTTTTTATGAATAAACTTGATGAATTATTAGAAATGTGGCGCAAAGATTCTGTCATTGATAGAACAGAACCTGGCAGAGAATTAATTAATATACCACAATTACATAGCAAATACTTGAACATGCTTTCAAGGCATAGATTGTTGTCTAAAGAAGCAGAGTTTAAGTATAACAAAATGCGTAGAGTGAAGTGGGAATATTATACAGGTAAACTTGATGATGAACAACTTAAGAAATATGGATGGGAACCTTTCCCTTATGTTCTTAAATCTGAAGTGGCATCATATCTTGAAAGTGATGATGACTTAAATAAATTTGTTGCTATTAAAGTTATGCATGATGAAATTGTTGAAGTATGTCAGAGTATTATGAAGGAACTAAATAGTAGAACATTTCAATTAAAAGATTTTATAGCATGGGAAAGATTCATTCAAGGTGCCTGATTTAATATTACATAAAAAAAATGAAGCATATATTCAATTTGAGTGTGAACGAAATATAGCACAAGAGTTGGCAGACTTCTTTACTTTTTATGTACCAGGATATCAATTTACTCCTGCATATAAAAATAAATTGTGGGATGGTAAAATAAGACTTGCTGATTTAAGGTCTTACACTATCTATCATGGTCTTGTTCCATACATACAAGACTTTTGTAAAACAAGAGAATATACTCTTGATGTAGATTCTTCAATCAGTAATACAAATATATTTTCTGTAAAAGAAGCAGAAGAATTTATAGCAACATTAAATTTGCCTTTTGAAGTTAGAGATTACCAATTAAAATCATTCATTCAAGCAATCCGTAATAAAAGATTATTGTTAGTTTCACCAACTGCATCAGGTAAATCTTTGATTTTATATTTGATATTGAGTTATCTACAATATTCAGATTGTAAAAAAGGTTTATTAATTGTACCAACTACATCTCTTGTTGAACAGATGTATAGTGATTTCAAATCATATGGTTATAATTCTGAAGAGTATTGCCATAGACAGTATTCGGGTAAAGATAAATCAATAAACAAATTTCTTACTATCACTACATGGCAATCAATTTATAAAAATTCACCAGATTATTTTGAACAGTTTGATTTTGTTCTTGGAGATGAGGCACATCAATTCAAAGCAAAATCATTGACAACTATAATGACTGGTCTTTCACTTGCAGAATATAGAATAGGTTGCACTGGTACACTTGATGGTACACAAACACATAGATTAGTATTAGAAGGTTTATTTGGACCAGTATACAAAGCAACTACAACAAAAGAATTAATGGATAACAAACAGTTATCTAAATTTAAAATTAAATGTTTAATACTTAAATATACAGAAGAGGTTTGTAAGTTGTCTAAGAAGTGGGACTACAAACAAGAGATCGAATATATAGTATTGAACACAGCAAGAAACGCATTTATAAAGAATCTTGCCTTGTCGTTGAAAGGTAATTCATTAATACTATTTCAATTTGTTGAGAAACATGGCAAAGTTTTATATCGTATTATAAAAGAAGAAACAGGTAAACGTAAAGTATTTTTTGTATATGGTGGTACTGATACTGAAGTTAGAGAATCTATTAGAGATATAACTGAACGTGAAACAGATGCCATTATTGTTGCTTCATATGGTACATTTTCAACTGGTATCAATATACGTAATTTGCATAATGTGGTATTTGCATCACCTTCTAAATCAAGAATTCGTAATTTACAATCAATTGGTCGTGGACTCAGATTAGGTGATAATAAAGAAGAAGCAGTTCTTTATGATATCTCTGATGACTTTAGAATAGGTAATCATACCAATTACACCTTGCATCATTTCGTTGGACGTGTTAAAATGTATGATGGTGAAAAGTTTAATTATAAGTTTTATAATATAGAGATGAAAAATGGATAATATAAAAATAATAAGGATGCAGTCAGGTGAAGATATAATTGCATCTATGATAGAAGATAAAGAAGAAGGTACTGTTATTCTTAACAATCCTATGACAGTATTATTCAAAAGACAAATTACTGGTAAATCAGTAATGATGATGGTACCTTGGTTACCTGTAGAGATTGTTCAACATAATATTGCTTCAGTATATTCTACTGATGTATTAACTGTATTTGAACCTAAAGAATCCCTTATTAATTATTATAATAAAGCAGTGATTGATTTGAATGAATGTGTTATTGAAGAATCTGATCACATTGAGAATTGTTTAAATGCAGATGATGAAGAAGAGGATGTTTCAGAAGAAGAGTTCTCAGAGTATGTAGAGAGTATTGAAACGATTAAAGAAGTATTAAGTAATAAGAAGAGAATATTACATTAACGGAAGACACCACCATTATAACAACGATTGAATAACCTGTCAAGCACAAACTGAGGTAAACATTATGAGTAAGAAAAAAGCACACTACATCAACAATCCAGATTTTTTAAAAGCATTAAACGAATACACTGAGAAGTGTGCTGATGCTAAAAAGAATAATAAACCAGACCCTATAGTACCAAACTATATTGGTGAATGTTTTATTAAAATTGCAGAACATCTATCCAGAAAACCAAACTTTGGTTCCTATTCATTCAGAGATGAAATGATTGCAGATGGAATTGAAAACTGTATAATGTATTTCAGAAACTTTGATCCTGCCAAATCATCTAATCCATTTGCTTATTTTACACAGATTATTTACTTTGCATTTCTACGAAGAATTGCCAAAGAGAAAAAACAATTATATGTAAAATACAAAGCAACAGAACAGTTTGGTTTATTAGATGAAGGTGAAATGTTTGAAGATGAGAATGGGCATATGCAACAGTTTCAGATGTATGATAACATATCAGAATTTATTCATACTTTTGAAGAAACTAAAAAGAATAAAAAGAAAGTAAAGATTAAAGGTATTGAAAATTTTATTGAATTAGATGTGAAAGAGCTACCTGATATTTAAGGAGATTATTATGAGAATTGGATTTACATGTAGTGCATTTGATTTACTTCATGCTGGTCACATATTGATGTTAGAAGAAGCAAAGACTCAATGTGACTTTTTAATTGTAGGTTTACAAACTGATCCATCTATAGATCGGAAAGAAAAAAATAAACCTATTCAAAGTATAGTTGAAAGGTATATTCAACTTAAAGCAGTTACATATGTTGATCAGATTATACCATACACATACGAGAATGACTTAGAAGAAATCTTTCGTTCATTTCCAATATCAGTTAGAATCATTGGTGATGAATATAAAGAAAAACAATTCACGGCAAAAGATATCTGTGCTGGTAGAGGTATTGAAATATATTTTAATCGTAGAGATCATCACTTTAGCAGTAGTGAATTACGTAGACGAACCTATACAAGAGAGTTTATGGTAAGAGGAGAATTTGATGAAAATAGCCTTAATAAATGACACTCATGCGGGTGCAAGAGGTGACAGTGCAATATTCAATGAATTCTTTTTTAAGTTTTGGGAAAATGTATTCTTTCCATACTTAGAAGAAAATAATATTACACATATTTGCCATTTAGGTGATGTTGTTGATCGTAGAAAATTTATTAATTATGTTACATTAAATTCTTGGCGTAGAAGATTCTTTGATAGATTATTAAAGAATAATATTCAAATGGATGTTATTGTGGGTAACCATGATGTCACATACAAGAATACGAATGAAATTAATGCCATGAATGAATTGTTTGAGCATTACGATAACGTAAACGTATACATTGATCCTGTTGAAAAAGTATATGATGGTGTTAATGTTGCATTGATGCCATGGATTAATTCTAGTAATTATCAAAGCAGTATAGATTTTTTAAATAGCACTAAGAGTGAAATTGTATTTGGTCATTTTGAGATATCTGGTTTTGAAATGGATCGTGGTAATGTATGTCAAACTGGTTTAGATATGGCATTGTTTAATAGATTTGATATTGTATTGTCTGGTCACTTTCATCACAAATCAACTAATGGCAATATAACTTATCTTGGTAATCAATATGAAATTACATGGGCAGACTATGATGACCAAAGAGGGTTTCATGTATTTGATACTGAGACAAGAGAATTAGAATTTATACCTAATCCATATAGAATGTTTCATAAATTACAATATGATGATACAACACAAGAGTTTGCCTATTGGAAGAATTTTAATTATGAAGAATTGAAAGATGCCTATATAAAGATTGTAGTAATCAATAAACAGAACCCATATCTGTTTGATGTGGTAATGGATAATTTATATAAAGTAGGTGTTGCAGATATTGGTATAGTTGAAGATTTTACAGATACTTCAGTTGCCGATGATAAAGAATTGGTAAATCAAGCAGAAGATACTATGACTATCTTAAATAAGTATATTGACGGCTTGACATTGAATGTAAAACCTGATATACTTAAAAGTCTAATGAAAGAACTATACGTAGAAGCGGTAAATGTTGAAAGAGTAGATTGATGATTGTATTCAAAAAAATTAGATATAAAAACTTCATCAGTACCGGCAATTATTTTACAGAGATTGATTTTTTAAAATCATCTAATACTTTAATTGTTGGTTCTAATGGCGCAGGTAAATCTACGATGCTTGATGCATTATGTTTTTCTTTGTTTGGTAAAGCATTTAGAAGTATTAATAAACCACAACTAATCAATTCTATTAATCAAAAAGATTGTATCATTGAATGTGAATTTAGTATTGGTAATAAAAAATATAAAGTTGTTCGTGGTATCAAACCTAATATTTTTGAAATATATCAAGATGGAGATTTACTGAATCAAGATGCTGCAAGTAGAGATTATCAAGAATACTTAGAAAAGTTTATTCTGAAATTAAACTACAAATCATTTACACAGATTGTTATATTGGGTTCTGCATCATTTGTACCATTCATGCAATTATCTGCAAATGATCGTAGGTCAATCATTGAAGATTTATTAGATATACAAATATTTTCTACAATGAATACTGTATTGAAAGATAAAGTATCTGGTAACAAAGATCAAATTACAGATACTAATTCTAAATTACATATTGTAGAAACTAAGATTGAAATTCAGAATACACATATTAAAAGTATACAAAAAACTAACGAAGAGAAAATAGAAGAATATGATAATCAGATCAAATTGTATAACACTGACATACATGAGTTACAAAGCAAAATTGAACAAACATCCAACTCAATCAACTTATTACAAACCTACGTGGAAAACAAAATTGAAGTTGAGACTAGACTCAAGAAATTTTCAAAAATTGAATCTCAGATTGAAAACAACTTATCCAAATATAAATCTGATATTGGTTTCTTTGAACAGAATGATAATTGTCCAACCTGTAAGCAAGAAATTGCCTTGGGGTTTAAAGAACAACAAATCAAAGAGAATAATGATAGAGTTGCCGAAATTGAATCGGGATTAAAAATATTAGAAGAAAAATTATTGGCAGAACAAGAACGACTGAATGAGATTACATTAAAACAAAAAGAAATACAGAAATTACAAATTAGTAATGCTACTAACACAACTTCTATTACAGAAACAAACAAATATATTTCAAAGTTGAAATCTCAAATTGAATCATTGAAATCTAAACAAGATAATTTAGAAGTAGAAAATACTAAATTAAAAGAATTAAATATTGAATTAGAAGTGATATTACAAAAGAAGAAAGAACTGATTGATGAAAAAACATATTATGAAGCCGCTTCAGGTTTACTCAAAGATACTGGTATTAAGACTAAGATTATCAAACAATATTTACCCATTATTAATAAAGTTGTAAACAAACATTTAGCAACATTTGATTTCTTTGTTAATTTTAATTTAGATGAATCATTCAAAGAAACAATTAAATCAAGACACCGTGATGCATTTAGTTATGAATCATTTAGTGAAGGTGAAAAGCAAAGAATTGATATGGCATTGATGTTGACATGGAGAACAATTGCAAAGTTAAAAAATTCTGCAAATACTAATCTGTTAATATTAGATGAAATATTTGATTCTAGTTTAGATGCAAATGGTACAGAGTATTTAATGAACATCTTGCATATGTTAGAAGATGTAAATTTATTTGTAATTAGCCATAAAGGTGATATATTACAAGATAAGTTTAGGTCAGTAATTAAATTTGAGAAGGTAAAGAATTTTTCAAGGATAACAACATGAGTGATATTTTAACGATTGATACAGGATTTGGAATACCAGCAACACCAAAAGAAGAAGATATTCTTCCATACAAATTAGTAGACCCATCGCATCCAGCATTACATGAACCAATACCTGAATATGATGAAACTTCATTACCAAATTATCATATGTCACATTTAATTAAACGATTAAAAATGACAATGAAATTATATGGTGGCATTGGTATTTCTGCCAATCAATGTGGGATAAGAGAAAGAGTTTTTATTATTGGTAATGAACACTTTCAAATGGCATGTATTAATCCTAGAATTGTAGAGACAGGTAAAGAAGTTGCCAAATTAAAAGAAGGTTGCTTAAGTTTTCCTGGTTTAACATTAAATATCGCTAGACATACATCAATAAAAGTAGTATACTATACAGAATCGGGAGAACAAAAATTAATAGATTTTGATGGTATTACTGCTCAATGCTTTCAACATGAATTAGATCATATGAATGGTTCTCTATTTACTGAACATGTTGGTCCTCTTGCATTGAAGATGGCAAAAAAGAAACAAGATAAATTAATTAAACAATATACAAGAATAAAAAAATGAAAAGACCAATATTAAAGCAATTAAATATTCCTAAATACGAAAAAGATTTAAGTGTATCAGTAAAATGTATTGAAGGTCTAACACTTTCATTAGTTAAAACAAAATACAATAATGGAAATTGGGAAGCAATTTCATTAAGAGGTTATAGTAATGATTATAAAAATATTTTGAAACCTGGAGTATTAAAGAGTAATCTTGAAGAGGGTGAATTACAGGATACTACCTTACGATTTGTTCCAGAAATGGAATCTTTGAATGAAATTTTGAAACAAATACCTGCAGAGTTTCAAAGGGTTCGTGTGATGAGATTAAAAGCAGGAACTAAAATTGAAAAACATACAGATAAAATTGATAAAACTATTGGGTTTGAAGATGGAGAAATTATTCGTGTTCATGTACCAATTAAGACTGATCCAAAAGTTGTATTTTCTTTATATGATGGAAAACAAAAATGTGATTACTTTCTAGAAACTGGTACTTATTATTATACAGATGTAACTAAAGCACACGAAGTGCATAATATGTGGGAACAAGATAGATTACATTTAGTAATTGATTGTTATTCTAATCAAACAATGAGAGAGTTAATACTGCAATGATTATAGCTACAATATCAGATTTATCTACAATTAATTCAATTTTTAGTCTTTATAAGAAAAGTTATTTTCCACACATTAGACAAGATTATTTAAAAAGAAAATTAGAAAATAATAATATTATTTTAGAAGATGGTGTTGTAATTGTATTTGGTGTATATAAGAGAAAACAAAAGATTGGTAATGTTGAAGCACAAAAAGGTGATGCACATATAGGACAAATTTTAACTAATTCACAAGGTTCTGGTAATGCATCTAAAATATTATCTAAGTTTTTTTATGAAATGAATTCTGCAGTTTGGTTAACAGTTAGAGCAGAAAATGATAGAGCAAGAAGATTCTATGAAAAAAATGGTATGAAAAAAGTTGGAGATATAAGTTGGTCTGAAGGTACTATACCTGGTGTTGTTTATAAATTTGAAATGGTAAATATATGAAATATTTTTATGAGAAGAATACTGAATTATTGGAATCTGAATCTAATAAAAAGTTTGAAGAAATACTTGCAATGACTAAAGATGAATTCCGTGAATGGGCAATTCAACTTCGTAAAACTATTGTTAGTCTATGGGATGAAAAAGGACAACCACCAAGAGTTGGTTACAATGAAGATGAAATATTAGATCAGTTTAATCAGATGACTAGTTTTCCAGTATTCAAATTTTTAGTTAAAGATGAATTAACTGGTGAAACTGATGTGATTCGTAATACAAGTAATGTTGGTAATGCAGTTAATCAATGGTTTCCTACTATGATGAAAACACGTATTAACTATACCAAAGATGTAAACAAAGGTAAATCAATCTATGATTACTTTGCTAAAGATGAATTGTTAGATACATTTATTACATATGCATCAAGGCATTTCAAAAGAGATTCTTTCTATCATTATTCCAACCCAATTAAAAAAGATCAGATTATTGAGATGGGTTCTTTAGTATACAAAGTAAATTCTACAAATGAATTCTTGCAATGGTTTGAAACTAAAGCAAGAACATATAATACACATGATTATTGGTTAGAACCTAATGAAGAAAAAGAATATACTGGTTACACTGAAGAATTGAAGAATCAAAATTATCTACGTATTACTAAACAAGAAATATTACAATTACAAGTAAGTAACCCTGGATTGATTCCTAAATCATGTACCACAAATGTGGAACATAAAGATGCACAATCATTTCGAATTCGGTTATATGAAAAAGGACAAAAGATATTTCCTATTGGACTAAAAGCATTTCGTGTATCGTTCTGTCAATATGCAGTTAATTTCCCACCATTAACTGCCAAGTTTCTTTATGAAAGATTTACAGACCATATTAAGAAACAAGACCAAATTAATATCTATGACCCATCATCTGGTTGGGGTGGTAGACTATTAGGTGCATTATCTGTAGATGATTCTAGAAATATACATTACATTGGTACTGATCCTAATACAGATCATAACACTACAACTGGTAGAACTAAGTATCATGAATTTGCAGATTTCTTTAATACAAAGACATATCGTGCAACAGGATTATTTCCTAAAACACATACCTATCAAATATTTCAACATGGTTCAGAAGAAATACATAATGATCCAGAATTTCAGAAATATAAAGGTGAGTTAGATATGATATTTACATCACCACCTTATTTTTCTAAAGAAGCATATTCTGAAGATGATGCACAATCATACAAAAAGTTTTCTCAATATGATTTATGGCGTGATGGTTTTCTTAAAAAGACATTGAATACTTGTGTAGAATATTTACGTAATGATAGATATCTGTTATGGAACATTGCCGATGCTGCATTTGATGGTGATATGTTGCCATTAGAACAAGATTCTATTGACTATCTATTATCATTAGGTATGATATACAAAGGTAAATTAAAAATGGCACTTGCACAAATGCCTGGCGGTAATAGATTAGACCCAATAACTGGGTTGCCAAAAGCAAAAAACTTCTGTAAAATCAATGACAAAATGTGGTTAAAATACGAACCTATTTTTATCTTCTATAAACCTTAATAAAATCAAAGAGTTACATAGCGCTTGACATTGGATTCAGTTAATGTATAATGATTGTATATTAATAGAGAGATCAATATGGAAAACTATTCTACTGAATCGAAATCACAATTAGCAAAGTTACTTGCCACTGAAAACATCACGGTTCAACATGCTAAAATTCAAACTGCATCGTTTAATCTGAAAACTCGTGTATTGAATTGTCCTATTTGGACTGATATGAGTGGTGATCTTTATGATTTGTTGATGGGTCATGAAGTTGGTCATGCATTAGAGACACCTGAAGAAGGTTGGCATGATGCAGTTATTGAGAATCAATCTAAAAACTTTAAAACATTTTTGAATGTTGTTGAAGATGCCCGTATTGAAAAGAAAATCAAACGGCGTTATCCTGGTCTTAAAAAATCATTTATCAATGCTTACAAACAGTTAATTGATAAAGACTTTTTTGGTATTAAAAATGAAGATGTTAATTCATTACCTCTTATTGATAAAATTAATCTTTATACAAAAGGCGGTACATTTTTGGGTATTACTTTTACTGATATTGAAACTGAATTATTAAGTAAAGTAGAAAAATGTGAAACATGGGAAGATGTTGTCCGTGTTGCTGAAGAATTATTTGGTTATTCTAAAAAAGAACAACAAGATAAACAAGAAAATACTTTAAGTAATTTTACCAATGAATTTGGTAGTCATGATGGATTTGATTTTGATCAAAATGATTTGGACTTTGATGATACTGAAACTGAAAAAAACAGTGAAGAAAGTACCACAATTCCCTCTAATGAACAATCTGAAGAAGAAAATGAAGAAAATGAAGAAACTGATGGTGATACACCTAATCGTTTCAAAGAATCTAAAGGTTCAATGGAAGACCAATATGATCCTGATTTTGAACCAACTTGTGAAACAGATCAAAATTTTCGCAATAATGAAAGTGCATTATTAGATGAAAAATGTAAAGAATATATCTATTTGAATATTCCTATTGCAAATCCTAAAGGTATTTTTACACCAGCAAAACGTGTTCATGAATTCTTAACACCAGAAACTTTTGAAGTATTTAATCTTGAAACTGAATTGAGAGAATTTAAGAATAAGAATGACCGATATATTTCATTGTTAGCGAAAGAATTTGAAATGCGTAAAGCTGCGAAATCATTTGCTAAAAAGAAAATATCTAATACTGGTGACATTGATATTAACAATATTTACAAATACAAATTAGATGATAATATCTTTCGTAAGATGATGCAATTGCCTAAAGGTAAATCTCATGGATTAGTATTATTATTAGATCGTTCAGGTAGTATGAGTTATAATATGGCATCGGCATTAGAACAAATTTTAATTTTAAGTATGTTCTGTAAGAAAGTAAACATTCCATTTGTTTTATATGGATTTGGTAATGATATCAATGGTCGTATGCATGATACTGCTGATGGTTTATGTAAAGATTTACGTAAAGAACAATCTTTTATTAAAAATGATAATGATATTGCATTTAACGGAGTATACTTAAGAGAATACTTAAATTCTAACATGAGTAGTGCAGAATATCTAAAATGTGTTAAAAATATTTTGGGGTTAAAGAAAATATACCAAAGTAATAGACTATATCTTCTTCCAAACTCTGAAGGATTATCTAATACACCTTTAACAGAATCACTGATTGCATTACGTGATACAGTTAATGATTTTCGTAAGAAAAACAATTTAGATTTAGTGAATTTATGTATTGTGCATGATGGTGATGCCGATTGGACTAATACATATGTTAAAGAAGATGGTATGAATGGTATTCAAAGATTTTCTGCTGTAGCACAAAATGTAATTATTCAAGATAAGAAAACAAAATATCAAAAGAAAATGGATAATAATGATTCATTGCGTCCTGTGATATTTGATTGGTTTTCAAAAACTACTAATACTAAAATCTTTGGATTTTTTATTACAAAAAGACCTAATCGTAGTTATTTCTTGACTGATTATAGATATGAAGGTGGTTTGTCTGTTGAAGATATGGCGAAAAAACTAAATCCAACTTCTCATTATGATGTTCGTGAAGAATTGTTAGATGTATTAGTAAAAGATATGCGAAAAAATAATTTTGTTATATCACACAATCTTGGATATGATGCTTTCTATATCATTCGTGGCGGTAATGATGTTGTAATTGGTGATGAAGAATTAAAAGTTGAAGGTGATTTTACTACTGGTAAGTTAAAAACTGCATTTTCAAAATTAAATAAAGCAAAACAGTCCAATAGAGTCTTAGCAACACAGTTTATTGAGAGAATTGCCGCTTAAGTTATTGATTCTTATAGTAAAAATCTATAGGTATATCACTTGACATTCGGTAATACATGTAGTATAATGGTTGTATCTTAAATGACATTGGGAGTATATATATTATGAGTAAGAAAATGAGTGATGCTCGTGAGAAGTTTGTTAAACTAGCAATCGAATCTGGTAAAACAGAATTAAGTCGGCAAGAGATTAATGCCATTTGTAAACAAAATAATCTAAAACGACCACAATGGTTAATTAAAGATCCAACTTGTCGTATTGGTCGTGGCATGTATAAAATACCTGTGACCGATTCTACAGTGCAAATGGTAGGACAAGTTGTTAATATGAAAAAAGAACCAATGATAGAAGTTAAACAAGGCAATCGAATTACTAATGTTGTTACTGATTTGGAAAGTAATAATTTAGTACCTTCAATCTATAAGAATTTTGTACCTTTTGGTCACTTCAATGATCTATTAAACATTGTAAGTTCCAATCAATTCTTTCCTCTATTGATTACTGGTCAATCAGGTAATGGTAAAACAATGTCTGCCGAACAGGCATGTGCTAAGATTGGTCGTAAATTTGTTTGTATTTCAATGACACCAGAAACCGATGAAAGTGATTTGTTGGGTAACTATGTATTGATTAATGGTCAAATGGAATGGCGAGATGGTCCAGTAACAGTTGCGGCACGACAAGGTGCAGTATTATGCATTGATGAGATTGATTATGGTGCCGCTAATCTATCATGTTTACAGCGTGTATTTGAAGGTAAACCATTCTTATTGAAAAAGAAAAATGAAGTAGTAACACCTGCAGAAGGTTTTACTGTAATTGCTACCGCAAATACTAAAGGTAAAGGTTCTGAAGATGGTCGTTATATGTTCACTAATGTATTGAATGAAGCGTTTCTAGAACGATTCTTGATTACAATGGAACAAGAATGGCCACCACTTGCAGTAGAAAAGAAAATTTTATTTAAAGAGATGCAATCTGTTGGTAAAGATGATAATGAATTTGTAAATAAATTGGTAACATGGGCAGATATTATTCGTAAGACATTTGCCGAAGGTGGTGCTGATGAAGTTATATCTACTCGCCGTTTGGTACATATTGTTAAATCGTTTGGTGTCTTTAATGATAAGATGAAAGCAATTGAATTGTGTTTGAATCGTTTTGATGAAGATACAAAGCGATCATTCTTAGATTTGTATACTAAGATTGATGAAGATGCAAAACCTACGGTTACTGCTGAAACAGTTATGCCTGACAGTAGTTTGGCTGAAGAAAATTCTTATAAAGCCTCAATGAAATCGGTGTATCAAACTCCCGCTGGAGTACCTAATACCGTAACAAGTATACCAGATAATGTTGCTGAAATTCTAGGTAACGCTACTACTTTGTCAGGCACTACCGTATGGACTGATGGTAATCAATAACATTTGCCTGTAAAAGTGTTGACGATAATACATAACTAATGTATAATACATAAAGTTTCAGGGATGTGTCGCCTCTGAAATATAAACTTAGTGCGACACAAAATTAAATGGAGTAATTATTATGCAAACTCGTTCACAAAACGAAAAACTGATTGAGTTTTTTAAATCTGGTAAAGAAATTACTGAGTCAGAAGCTAAAACCCGTTTCGGAATTGAGCGTTTCTCTGCTCGTATTCAAGAGCTTCGTGCTGAAGGTTATAGTATCTACCGTAACACTAAAAAATCAGCCAATGGTCAATCTGTTAATCATTATCGTTTAGGTAAACCTACTCGTAAGATGATTTCGGCAGCGTATCATTCTTTGGGCGCTAGTGCATTTGCCTAATCTGTAGTGTAAATTTTATAGGGTGATGCATATATAATTGTATCACCCTCTTTTTAATAATGGATATACTATGGAAATAAAAGTTAAATTAGATGATCTAAAGCAGTTTAAGTTGTTTGTGGCAACCCCGATGTATGGCGGTATGTCATATGGCATGTATATGAAATCGTGCCTTGATTTACAAGTAATGATGATTAAGTATGGTGTTGATGTTAAGTTTTCATTTTTGTTTAATGAATCTCTTATCACTCGGGCACGTAATTATCTTGTAGATGAATTTCTCCGTTCGGAATGCACTCATCTACTCTTCATTGATTCTGATGTTCATTTCAACCCGCAAGATGTAATTGCTTTGATGGCATTAGATAAAGAAGTGATTGGTGGACCTTACCCTAAAAAATCTATCAATTGGAATAATGTAGCAGAAGCCGCAAGAAAACATCCTGATCTACCACCAAAAGATTTAGAATATGTTGTTGGTGATTATGTGTTTAATGTTGTTCATGGTACTAAAAACTTTTCTGTAACTGAACCACTTCAAGTATTAGAAATTGGTACAGGTTTTATGATGGTTAAACGTGAAGTATTTGATAAGATGCGAGAAGCCTATCCCACTATTCGTTATAAACCTGATCATGTTGGTCAAGCAAATTTTGATGGTTCAAGATACATTCATGCATACTTTGATACAGTGATTGATACTAAAGACTCAATCGTTGGTGGAGGTTCAGATCGTTATCTATCTGAAGATTATATGTTCTGTCAGATGTGGCGTAAGATTGGTGGAGAAATCTACTTATGTCCATGGATGAAAACACAACATATTGGTACATATCCATTCACGGGTAACATGCCTAAAGTTGCAGAATTAACGGGTAAATTGTAATCATGAGATGTGATATAGACTATAAGTATAGTGAAGATAGAATACTTAATGAACTTAAACTCTATATTGATAACACTTACGGTGAACACTATTCACAAAATAAATTTCAGGCAACTGAGTTTATAATGGATAGTGGTCACGGTGAAGGTTTCTGTATCGGTAACATAATGAAATACGCACAACGATACGGTAAGAAAGAAGGTCGTAACAGAAAAGACTTGCTAAAAGTGATCCATTATAGTATAATGGCTCTACACAATCACGATGAATTATATAACAGTAAACCTAAAACAAATATTTAATTATGGAGTATATTATGAAATTATCAAAAAACACAATTGATATCTTGAAGAATTTTTCTACAGTAAATGCTGGATTTTTATTCAAACAAGGTAAGACATTAAAAACTATTTCTCGTAATAAGAACATCTTTGCTGAATACAATTTTTTCAATGAACCAGATGAGATTACAAGTGAGTTTGGCATTTACGATTTGAATAACTTTTTAACTGCAATCTCCATGTTTGGTGGTGATGTAGATATCAAACATGAAGATGGTTCTTGTAAGATTACAAGTGAAGATGGTCGTAATCGTTTACGTTATGTTTGTTGTGATGCAGAGATGCTTACTTTGCCTCCCGAGAAACCTGTTGCAATGCCTAAAGCAGAAATCAAATTTACATTATCTAAAAATGATTATGATTGGGTTAAGAAAATCTCTTCAATCATTGGCTCAACAAATCTTGCTTTTAAGTCTGATGGATCAAAAGTAAGTGTTCTAGTTTATGATGGTAAAGATAATGCCGCATCACGAAATGAACTTGAAATTGCTGATGGTAATGGTGATGTATATGAAATGGTATTCAAACTAGAAACACTAATCATGTTACCTGGTGAATATGATATTAGTATTTCATCAAAAGGTATTTCTAATTTCAAACACAAACAATTAGACTTACAATACTGGATTACAACAGAACCTGGATCAACATTTACAAAGGGTTAATATGTTAATTTATTTTGAACGACCTTTTGATGCTGGTAGTGTTGCGATCAATCCACAATTTGTTATGTTAGTAGAAGATTGTAAAGCAGGAACTACAAATATTGTTATGGTAGATGGTGGTACTACTAAAGTTAGAGGTAATTATATGGAAGTAATTGGTAGATTGAATGGTGAATTGAAGTAGTTTAATTATATTATGGAGTATGTGAATGAAACATTTATTATGGACCGAGGCGTATCGTCCTAAGACGATTGAAGATTGCATACTACCTGAACGGTTAAAGACACCGTTTCAGGAGTATGTTAATCAAAGAAACATTCCTAATTTACTTTTATGTGGTGGCGCAGGTGTAGGTAAAACAACAGTTGCAAAAGCCATGTGTGAAGAAGTTGGTTGTGATTATCTCATCATTAATGGTTCTGATGAGAATGGTGTTGATGTTGTTCGTAATAAGATTAAGAACTATGCATCTGCAATGTCGTTCTCTGGTATACGAAGAGTAATCATTATTGATGAGGCAGACTATCTATCAGTCAATGCACAAGCAGCATTTAGAAATTCTATTGAAGAATTCTCAAAGAATTGTTCGTTTATCTTTACATGTAATTATAAAACAAAGATAATTGAACCATTACATTCTCGGTGTGCAGTCATTGATTTTACACTAAAGAATGTTGAAAAGACTGAGATGGCAGGTCTCTTTTTCAAACGCATACAAACTATTCTTAAGACAGAAGATGTTGAGTTTGAACCTAAAGTAATTGCTGAAGTAATCAAAAAACACTTCCCCGATTTTCGCCGTGTAATAAATGAACTGCAACGATTCTCACAATTTGGCAAAATTGATACTGGTATTCTAGCACAGATTGCTGATGTATCTTTATTGCAAATTGTTGGTTTCATTAAAGACAAAGACTTTGGTTCAATTCGTAAATGGGTTGCAAGTAATGATGTTGACCCACAGACAATCTATCGTAAATTATATGATAATTTGTATGAAGTATTACAACCTGGCAGTATACCTCAGGCAGTAATTATTCTTGCCGACTATCAATATAAACAAGCCTTTGTTGCCGATGCAGAGATTAATATTGTTGCATGTTTAACAGAACTAATGGTTAATTTGGAATTCAAATAATGAATCCATTTGATTATGTAAACGAAATATTGAAAGGTAAAAAGCAACTTATTGTCGATGAAGTTACTGAAAGTGAATACGTTCCCTTTCTAGTAAACCGTAGTTTATCTTACCATGTAGACTGTATTGCCTATGCTAATGAGATGAATCGTAGGCACCATTTAGATAAGAAGTTGCAAAATGATTTTCTTATAAATACGATTAGGTCTAGAAAAAGGCCGTTTGCTAAGTGGATTAAGGCTGAAAAGGTTGAAGATATAGAATGTATAAAGACCTATTATGGTTTATCTGATGCTAAAGCTATCGAGGCTCTACGCCTGCTTAGTAATGAACAAATCCAAGAATTAAAAGAAAAAACCGACATCGGTGGATTGAGGAAATAGCATGGTAAATATTTTAGATTTCGTTGAGGTTAAACTTGAAAAAAGTGATGACTTCCTTAAAGTAAAAGAAACTTTAACACGTATTGGTGTATCTTCACGAAAAGATAAGATTTTATATCAGTCTTGTCACATTCTACATAAACAAGGACAATACTACATTGTTCATTTCAAAGAGTTGTTTGATTTAGATGGCAAACCTTCTAACCTATCAGATAATGATATTCAAAGACGGAATGCAATCGCTAAGTTACTGCAAGATTGGGGATTGGTAAAGATTGTTAATCCTAAGATTATGGAAAACAATATTGCACCAATTCATCAAATCAAGATCATTGCATATAAAGAAAAAAATGATTGGGAATTGGTAAGTAAATATAATATTGGCAAAAAACGTATTTAACATGGTGATTTATTATGAACAAACAACCAACAAAATTGAAAAACATCTTCAACGGTGAAATTGTCTTTTGTGAAAACATAGAAGATACTAGAATCGTTGAAGGGTTAAACTTCATTAAAGTATTTACTGAGGAAAATATTAACAGATTTTTCTTAGTAAACCGTGCTGCATATAAAATTTTGAATAAATAACATTGTAACGCCTTCGGGGTTACATATTTTAACTCGCTTAACAAGGAGATTTTTATGACATTAACGCTTACATCTATGCCTCAAATGGTAACTCGATATATTGGATTTGAAAAATTGTTTGAAGATTTACAAACAATGACAGATTCATCTTCTATTGATAAATACCCACCTCATAACATTATTAAAGTAAATGAATCTCAATACTTTATAGAATTAGCCTTATCAGGTTTTTCTAAAAATGAAATTGAAATTATACTTAAAGAAAATGTTTTAACCATAACTGGTCAGAAGAAAGAATTAACCAGAGATGAAGTTAATAACTATCTGTATCGTGGTATTGGTACAAGATCGTTCACTAAGAAATTTCAATTGTCTGATACCATTATGGTTCTTGGTTCATCATATATTGATGGTGTTCTTAAAATTATTTTGGAGAATGTTATTCCAGAATCAAAGAAACCACGCAAGATTGATATTCATTCTATAGAAGTTGTTCCTATTAAACCACAAAATAAACCACAACTATTAAATGAATCATCACCTATTGATTAAGTAATAAATTGGGGGAGATAACTCCCCCCCCCCCCGCCCTTAAATGGAGATATTATGAAAGCAGATAAAAATTTCAGGTTGAATAAACCTGCTAAACGTGTATTGGCAACTATTCTTGATCAAGAACAATACACATTATATAAGAAGTTTGCAATCGAAGGACAGATTGCTAAAGAACGTGCCCGATTCTCAACCAAAAAAGAAAAAGTGAGTGAAGAATGATTTATGAAAGTAAAGTATTAGACATTTGTGATAATGGTGATGCAATCATAGAATTAAATGAACATCTTTTAACTGATGTTGGTTGGTCTACAGGTGATGTTTTAGATATCAGTAAAAATGATGATGGTGAAATTATCATCAAAAAAATTGGTAGAGAAATGATGCATACTTCTGTAACTACATTTTTAGAAGCATGTGGTCAAACGCCATCAGATGAAAATGTTAAGTTATATTCTAAACTTATAACTGAAGAATATAATGAATTCATTAAAGCACGTTGGGATAATGATGATGTAGAACAATTAGATGCCTGTATGGATATGATTTGGGTAATACTTGGTTATTGTAAGATGAAGGGTTTTAATGTAGATGGTGCATGGTCAGAAGTTGCCAATAGCAATTTGGCAAAGATTGATCAGAAGTCTGGTAAGGTATTAAAGAGAGAAGATGGCAAAGTTTTGAAACCAGAAGGATGGAAAGAACCTAATTTTGGTAAATACGTAAATAAGTCTTGACATACAGACATATTCGTTATATAATAGTTTTTTAACTGTGAGAAATAAAATTTATGAATATTAGAACATTAGCAAAGACGATTGCAATCAAAGAGAATTTGACTAAAGCAATTAAGTATGATCTTCATTATCGTGATTTTGATGATAAGGTTGAATTGATCGGTCTAGTTGACGATCCTAACTATAGCATGAACGATTTTCGTGGTCGTGAAATGTTATTTCCAAAAAAATGGGTTACATTAACAGTATTGGATCCTTCTTACAAGGTGCAAGTATATGATTAAAATTATTGCGTTAAAAAATGGTATGAATTTGATTGCTGAAACTGAAGTAGGCACAAGTTATATTAAGATTATTAAACCTGCAGCAATCATTATGCAGAATTCTCCTAGTGGTGAAGGTATGATTGGGTTCTCTCCTTTTCTACTTTATGCACAAGAATTTGATACAGGTATTACAATTGAGAATCAAGATTTTCTAACCTTAGTAACACCCGCAACCGAAATTCTAAATGCTTATAATAAGTATTTTGGATCAGGAATTCAAATCGCAGATCCAAGTATTCTTAAATTATAATGGCAGATTTTTATACTAGTGTATTGGCTGTTGGTAACAACATCCTGTATCGTGGTGTAAAGAATGGTAGGAGTGTATGTCTTAAAGTAGCATATACTCCTACTTTGTATTTACAGTCAAATAAACAATCAAAATTCAAATCACTTAACGGTGAGACACTCGAACCTTTGAAATTTGAATCTATGAAAGAGGCTCGTGATTTTATTAAGAATTACGATCAAGTAGAAAATTTCAAAGTATATGGTAATTCACGTTTTGAATATGCTTTCATTGCAGAGAATTTCAAAGGTGATATTGAATGGGATCAAGATAAAGTAAAAGTTGCAGTTATTGATATTGAAGTTGGATCAGAGAATGGATTTCCCGATCCCTATATTGCATCTGAACCCATCACTGCAATTTGTATTAAATACATGGGTGGCGAAACTAAAGTATATGGTTGTGGTGATTACAATAACTATGATGAAACTGTAACTTATATTAAATGCCGTGATGAATATAATTTATGTAAACGATTTCTTGAAGATTGGCAAGCAAATTGTCCTGATGTTGTAAGTGGTTGGAACATTAAATTCTTTGATATACCATATCTTATTAATAGATTCAGAAAGATTCTAGGTGAGAATACAGAAAAAAAACTATCACCATGGAATATGATTACTGAACGTGAAGTTTATGCAATGCAAAAAACAAATATTGCATATGATATCAATGGTGTTGCAACACTTGATTATATTGAATTGTATAGATGGTATGCACCTGGTGGCAAATCACAGGAGTCATATCGTTTAGATAGTATTGCACAGGTTGAATTGGGTGAAGGTAAAATATCATATGATGAATTTGAAAATCTACATCAACTATATCGGTTAAACTATCAAAAGTTTATTGAGTATAATATTAAAGATGTTGAGTTGATTCTTAAACTGGAAGATAAATTAAAGTTGATTGAATTGGGTCTTACTCTTGCGTATGATACTAAGACAAACTATAATGATATCTTTGCACAGACTCGTATGTGGGATGCAATGACGTATGGTTATCTGTTGAATAGAAACATTATTGTTCCGCCTAATGTCCATACAAGTAAGGATGGAAGATTTGAAGGTGCATATGTTAAAGACCCACAGATTGGTATGCATGAATGGGTTGCATCATTTGACTTGAATAGTTTGTATCCACATTTGATGATGCAATACAATATCTCACCTGAAACAGTTATTGATCCTAAAGATTATAGTGTAAAAATGCGAGATGTTATATCTAAAGGTGTAACTGTTGATAAGATGCTGAATAAAGAAATTGATTTAGATAGCATTGAAGGTGCAACATTAACACCTAATGGACAATTCTTTAATACAAAGATTCGTGGTTTCTTACCTAACATGTTGCAAGATATGTATGAGGATAGAAAGAAGTTTAAGAATATGATGTTGAAGGCACAACAAGATTATGAGAATGAAAAAGATGAATCTAAAAAATATGAAATTGAAAAACGAATTGCGAGATACAATAATCTACAACTGGCTAAGAAAGTTGGTCTTAATTCAGCCTATGGCGCTTTGGGAAGTCAGTATTTTCGTTTTTATGACCTACGTATGGCGTTAGGAGTTACATCTGCAGGTCAACTAAGTATAAGATGGATTGAAAACAAGTTAAATCAATACATGAACCAACTATTGAAAACGGAAAAAGATTATGTTATTGCTTCGGATACAGATTCAATATATCTCCGTCTTAGTGAACTTGTTAAGAAAGTGCATCCTGAAACAAGTGATATTAAGAATGTCATTGCCTTCATGGACCGTGTATGTGAAGATAAGATACAACCTTTTATTGATGAAAGTTATAAAGAGCTTGCTGATTATGTCCACGCCTTCGAACAAAAAATGCAAATGAAACGTGAAGCACTTGCAAACAAAGGTATTTGGACTGCAAAGAAAAGATATATTATGAATGTCTATAACAATGAGGGTGTTCAGTATAATGAACCTCACATGAAAGTTATGGGACTTGAAATGGTTAAATCTTCAACACCTCAATCTATCCGTGGTAAAATGTCTGATACTATTAAACTAATGATTAATGGTACTGAATCTGATGTGCAATCATTCATTGCGAAGTTTAGAAAAGATTTCAAATCATTACCACCTGAAGAGATATCTTTTCCAAGAGGTATGAATGGTCTTAAACAATATTCTGATAAGACTACAATGTATAAGAAAGGCACACCAATTCATGTTAAAGGTGCCATAATCTATAATCACAATCTAGAGAAGTTGGGTTTAACAAAGAAGTATCCATTAATACAAGAAGGTGAGAAGATAAAATTTACTTATCTTAAACAACCTAATCCATTTAAGGATACTGTTATATCTTATCCATCAAGATTACCTTCAGAATTCAAGTTAGAGAACTACATAGATTATGATACACAATTTGAAAAAGCATACCTAGAACCTGTTAAGATTATTTTGAATTGTCTTAATTGGGAAGCAGAAAAAACAAATTCACTTGATAGTTTCTTTTTATAAATGAGGATGATATGAGTTTACTTGATAAATTAAAAAAGAATACCACAATTAAAGATAGTGCTATTCTAGACAAATCAAAATTCTTTACTGAAAAAGATTTTGTACCAACAAGAGTACCAATGATTAATGTAGCATTATCTGGTTCACTTGATGGTGGTTTAATTCCTGGTCTTACTATGTGGGCAGGTCCATCAAAACATTTTAAGACTGCATTTAGTCTATTGATGGCAAAAGCATACATGGATAAGTATCCAGAAGCAATATTGTTGTTCTATGATTCAGAGTTTGGTACTCCAATTAAATACTTTGAAACATTTGAGATTGACCAATCAAGAGTATTACATACACCTTTAACTGATATTGAACAATTAAAGTTTGATATCATGCAACAATTACAAGATGTAGATCGTGGTGATAAACTAATCATCATATTAGATTCAATTGGTAATCTTGCATCAAAAAAAGAAGTTGAAGATGCACTTGAAGGTAAATCAGTTGCAGATATGAGTCGGGCAAAACAAGTTAAGAGTTTGTTTCGTATGGTCACACCGCATTTAAATCTCAAAGATATTCCTATGATTGTTGTTAATCATACATACAAAGAAATTGGTTTGTTTCCTAAAGATATTGTTGGTGGTGGTACAGGTTCATATTATTCTGCCGACAATATATACATCATTGGTCGTCAACAAGAAAAAGAAGGTACTGAAGTAATTGGGTACAATTTTATTATTAATGTAGAAAAGAGTAGATATGTCAAAGAAAAATCTAAAATCCCTATTAACGTATCTTTTGACGGTGGTATCAGTCGTTGGTCTGGTCTGCTTGATATTGCACTTGAAAGTGGTCACGTAACTAAACCTTCTAATGGTTGGTATTCAAAAGTCAATCGTGAAACTGGTGAGATTGGCGATAAACATAGATTGACTGCAACACAAAATGCAGAGTTTTGGGATCCTATTCTAATGGATAAAGATTTCAAAGAATTCGTAAAACAAAAATATGGGATTGCATATGGCAACATTATGGGACAAACTCCTGTTCTGGAAGAAACCGAAGAAGCCTAAAGAAGGTATTGATTACCAACTCTATAACTTTCCTGATTCTGATCTCACTGGTATACATCTGTTAAAGGGTGTATATCAGGGAGTGATTTATTATTATAAAACGGCACAAGTTGTAGAAGAAGGTACTTTTGCGAGATTAAAGTTTACCTATGGTATAGAATATTCTGGTAATCATGACGAAGAAACCTTGCGTAATGATCAGAATTTTGTTATAATTATGGGTGACATACTAACAGAATTATTGGAAACAAATGAACAGACTAGAACAAACAATACTGAAGAATTTAGTTTATAACGAGGACTATACACGAAAAGTATTACCATTTATATTCCATGACTATTTCTCAGATAACAATGAAAAGAATGTATTCAAAGAAATACATGATTATGTAAACAAATATAAGAATCTTCCCACCTACGAAGCACTAGTAATTAATTTCACAGAAAAGAAAACACTTACCGAAGAACAAGTTAAATCTGCACTAGAATTGCTTAATGATATTCAACAATCAAAAGAAGAAGTAACACCCACAGAATGGTTGATTGAACAAACTGAAAAGTTTTGCCAAGACAAAGCAATCTATAATGCAATCATGGAATCAGTGCAGATTCTTGATAACAAATCTAAAACATTAAGTAAAGGACAAATACCTGAGTTATTGTCCAATGCATTAGGTGTATCGTTTGATTCTCATGTGGGTCATGATTATATCAATGATGCTGATTCACGATTTGATTTCTATCATCGTAAAGAACAAAAGATTAAGTTTGATCTTGAATATTTCAATAAGATTACTAAAGGTGGTTTGCCACAAAAGACATTGAACATTGCACTTGCTGGTACTGGTGTAGGTAAATCTTTGTTTATGTGTCATATGTCATCTGCATGTATATCTCAGGGTAATAATGTTTTGTATATTACAATGGAAATGGCAGAAGAAAAGATTGCAGAACGAATTGATGCTAATCTATTGAATGTAACAATGGATGAATTGCATGTAATCTCTAAAGATGATTATGAAAGAAAGTTTTCTGTATTGAGAAACAAGACTCAAGGCAAGTTAATCATTAAAGAATATCCAACTGCATCTGCACATGCTGGACACTTTAGGTCTTTATTGAATGAGTTAAGATTGAAGAAAAGTTTCTTTCCAGATATTATCTTTATTGATTATTTGAATATCTGTTGTTCATCAAGAATGAAGATGGGTTCATCTGTTAATTCTTATACGTATATTAAAGCTATTGCAGAAGAGTTGAGAGGACTTGCAGTAGAGTTTAATGTGCCTATTGTATCTGCAACACAAACAACAAGAAGTGGTTTCAGTAATAGTGATGTAGATTTGACTGATACAAGTGAGAGTTTTGGTTTACCTGCAACTGCAGACTTTATGTTTGCATTGATATCAACTGAAGAATTAGAACAGTTGAATCAGATTATGGTAAAACAATTGAAGAATCGTTATGGTGATCCTGGTACTAATAAGAAGTTTGTTGTTGGTGTAGATAAAGCAAAGATGCGACTATATGATGTTGAATCTAATGCACAACAACTATCTGATTCTGGTCAAGATGATCCACCAATTAATAAATTTGAATCCAATTCAAGACATAATTTCAAAGCAAGATTTGGTGGACTTAAAGTATGATAAAAGAAGAGATAGTAAAATACTTTGCCAACAACTGTGATGAACGTGGTATACCAAAGATTAGTAATAAGAATTGGTTAGAGTTTATTCAGTTACATGATAAAGATGATATTAGACAATCATTAACAGAATATGTTCATAAAAACAATATACCTTTTCCAACAAGAGTTATTGATGAATATAGGATGAAAGATTTATTTGTAAAATTCAGTAAGAAATCTCATTTAGAAGAATACAAAGATTACTCTGTAGTTAAAGAACGGTATGATTACAAATATAAGTATTCAGATTCTCCATTAGGTGTTATTGATATATCACATGCATATAATGACGTAAGTGATTATTTTCAACAAGAGAATAGGTTGAGATGTGGATCAAATAAAGAAGCCGCACCAATGGACATATGGCATACTAGAGATAGTTCTGTTGCTAGTAGACACTTGAGTGGAATGAATTGGATATTTTGGCGTCCTGGTGTAATGATGGATAAAGATGTAGATGAAACTACCTTTAGAGATGGTTTTAGATTAGGTACATATACTGCAACACAATTCAAACCATCTGTAGCAAAAGCACTATATGAGAAACACGATGCTGTTAATGTATTAGATACTTCATGTGGGTGGGGTGATAGATTAGCAGGTTTCTATGCAACATCATCAACAAAGTTATATGTTGGTTGTGATCCTAATCCTGATGTATTTGAAGTATATAAAAAGCAATGTTTAGAATATGAAAAGATGCTTGGTGGCAAACCAAAGTTGATTGAAACTGAAAACTATTTTGAATGTATAGGTAAAAAGACAGTTAAGATATGGAACTTACCTTCTGAAGATGTAGATTGGAATTTATATGTAGATACATTTGATTTCTATTTTACATCACCTCCTTATTTTGAAACTGAAAAGTATGCATCTGATACTGATAAAGTATCTAATCAATCTTGGTCTAGATACAATTCATTTAATGGTTGGAAATATGATTTCTTTTTCAAAGTAACAGAGATGGTATGGAAAACTATAAAGAATAATGGGTATATGATGATAAACATAATTGAACCTAAAAGTAGAGGGTCTAAAAGATTGCCGTTATGTGATGATATGGTAAATCATTTTTGTTCATTTGAAAGTTCACATTATATTGGTAAAATTGGTATGAGGATGATGGCAAGACCTAATGCAGCGGAGTTAAAAGACATTTTCATTGAACCAATATGGGTATTTAAGAAAGGTAATTCTAATTATATTGAGAAAAATGATTTATCTAAGTTTTTTGCTTGACATTAAAAGGTAATTTTGTTATTATAAATAATTGATAATTCGGAGATATGTATGAGTTCAGCTTCAGATAAATATGAAAAAGATGTTGCCAAAAATGTAAATAAGATTCCTGGTGTTAAAGCAGTAAGACCACCAGGAGATACTGCTTATGCAGATGTAAAAATTACTTACAATAAAGTATCTCATTGGATGGAAGTTAAGATGAATCACACTGATAATCTTTCAAATCCAAGAGTTTATTATGAGAATGGCGAATGGAAAACAACATACAAAACTCCATCAGCAAAAGCAGCAGTAAATATTTTAAATAGTGATCCAAAGACTAAAATTTTCTTAAAAAGTATTTCCGCTTTCTCTGGTATTCCTTTTAAATCATTAAAGATTCCTACTACTAAAGGTGGTTTAAAAGAAGAAGGTGCAGTTCCACTTGAAGTCATGAAAAGATTTTTTGATCAACCAAATGTGAATAGATATATTGCTAATAAAGCTAACATGAATTTAGGAAAAATTGTAACTGAACATTATACTGAAGGTAAAGCAGAACCTGCTTATTATATGCAAGCAGGTGATGATTTTTATAGAATCTCAAATACAGATCCATTTGAATTAGGTTCTACAATTCCTTTACTTAGTGGTAAAGGAGATTTTAAAGTTCGTGTTGCAACTAGATCGGAATTTTATGAAGTTCAAGCTGAAATTAAAATTGCAGATATGCCAGATAGTAAGTATTCTGTTAAACCCGGAACAAGAAAAAAGAATCCATTCTTAAAATGAAATTCATAGAATTTATAAACGAATCAAAAGAAGGCAAAAATGTTCATCTAGAACATTTAGAAGATGAAGTATTAAATAATGGTGTTGCTGGTTCTAAAGCTGCTATTAATTTTCTTCGTTCTCTTAAAGATATGCTTGCCAGTAGTTCGGAAAGTAAAGTTAATGTAACT